AATACCAGCTCTATTTCGCCGCCTCCAACAACTTCTACCCGCCCTCTGTCGAGCCGTCTTGGGTCGTCGCAAACGACTACGTCAACATTACAAATGGAAGCGCTTATTACGGCGACGACAGCAAGCTTATTTTTTCAGGAACGGTCGGTTTAACTGTGCCTATGGAATCTGGTTGGGCAATCAATGATTATCTGACCATTGCAGATGCCACTCGGTGGATTGATAACGTGAAAGCCATTCGTTCCAAATGCAGTGGCAAAAGTTCTACCCCGGAAACTCCCGAGACGTTGAGTTATCATTTTGCGGTTATCAATCAAATAGAAAAAGTTTTGTCTGACATTGAAGCGATGGCAAAGGACCATTTACTTTATTGTTCAGATACAATATGCGGAGGTGAACCCTATTATGTATTTTGTTGACCGAAAGGCAAAATATCCCGGGCGTTGGACTATGATGAAATCTGATGGCACATCAGAAATCATCACTTTGATTCGTAATGATGAACCTGTTGTCGATGGCACTCCAATGAATGCCGACACCCTCAACACTCTGAGCGATGTTGCAGGGGCTGACATTGCAAGAGAAAAGGCGGAAGCCGCCGCAACTGTTGCATCAACCGCAAAAGACGCTGCTGAATTAGCCGCAACCTCTTCGGAAAAAAGTAAAGACGCTGCGGCGAAGAGTGAAGCTGCGGCGAAGCAGTATGCAGACAATGCAGCGGCTATCGTAAGCACCTACCCCACCTTGACCGTCAAGGGCGCTCCCGCGGACGCCAAAGCCACCGGCGACCGCATCAACGCTATCAAAATCGAGACTGACAAGACCCTCACCATCTCCGGCGCTGCGGCGGATGCTGCGGCCACCGGTGTGCGCATCAAGTTGCTGGAGATGGTGCATGGCACAGATGTAAACGGTATCAGTTTCGTCTCGGCATTTGATACGCTCGACGGCGTGGCACTTGAGGGAGTGTGGAACAAGAAGGCGAGTCGGGTGGAGTTTTAAGGAGGGATAAGCAATGGCAACAAAACTCGGCGCTATGGCGGTGGGCAGCACCGTTAAAATCAAGGTGGACGGTACGCTGAGGGATTTTATTATCGTGCAGCAGGGCAACCCTGACTCCACGATCTATGATTCGAGCTGTGATGGAACGTGGGTGCTGATGAAGGGCCTCTACACCAGGGTCATGTTCGGCAGAAACAATAACTCCTATGATGGTTCCATCATCCAAAGCTACCTGAACGATACGTTCTACAGCCTGATTGACGCGGACATTCGCAACGCTATTAAGCAGGTCAAGATTCCGTACCAGCGCGGCACTGGTTCCGACGGCAGCCTTGCCACTGGCGCAGCAGGCCTGAACACCAAGGTATTCCTGCTGTCTGGTTATGAAGTGGGCTGGACGGTTATGGATGGCGACTCTTTCCCGAAGGACGGCAGGCGGCTGGCATACTTCCCCAGCAGTTCCGACGGCAACAGCAAGCGTATCGCATACGACGGCAGCAGTGCTGGCGCTTGGTGGATGCGTTCTCCGTACACCTACAGCCCCGAAAACATCGCGGTCGTCAATACCAATGGCACCTACACCTACGGTTCCTACAAAAACAACTATTATGTCCGCCCCGCTTTCATTCTTCCCTCTACTTTAATTGCCTCTAACGATGGCACGGTCTATGTCAACTTGGCACCTACCGTCAGCGCAGACAGTGTAGATCTGGGGGAGAAGAACGCACCCTTCGACTTCAACTATACCGTTACCGATGCCAACGGCGACCTCATGACGGTGACGGAGAAGCTGGATGGAGAGGTGAAAGCCGTAAAGACAGACGTGGGCGGTACGGTAGTCAAGGTGCAGACGGCCCTCAACGACGAGGAAGCCGTACCTGCATGGGACACTTATCCCGCCAAGTTCGAGTTCTTCATGCCGCTGACGGCCAAGAAAGCGGGCCTGCGACTCCGCTCGCTGGAATTCCGTGTCAAGGGCTATGCGCCGGGTACGATGCGCACCGTCCTGCGCAAGTACGGCTCCACGACCGCCCTAGTGGACAAGTTCATCGACATTATCCGCGGCTACAACGACGTGGTGCTGGACATGGGCGATTTCCCGCTGGAAAAGGGCGTCGAATACCAGCTCTATTTCGCCGCCTCCAACAACTTCTACCCGCCCTCTGTGACACCGGGCTGGGTAGTGGAGAACGACTATGTGGATATTGCCACCGGCAGCGCCTACTATGGCGACGACACCACTCTGATCTTCTCCGGTACCATGGGGATCGTGGAGACCCATACAGCGGCCGGAATGGACATAGCGACCACCGACACCCTTACGGTAGACTGGCTGAACGAAAAAAAAGGCTACCAGCAGGTGCTGAACGGAGCCCACACCCTGACCATCGAGGCGAGTGACGGCACGCTGACCAGCACAAAGGACATAACCTTTACCAAAAACGTCACCGGTGCCAAGGTGAGCCTGACCGCCCCCCTGACGGCGGACGACACCATCGCCGTGGCTGCCATGACGCTCGAGGGCAGTTTCCCCACAGACCTGAGCCTGACCGTGGAGATGACCAATAACGCACTGGATGACAGCCCCGTGTGGGAGACCGTGACGGACATCCAGCGCGGCGAGAGCCGGGCCTTTGTCCACCACGCTTTTGCCAACAAGACCGCCGCCCGGGGCTTTGCATTCAACTACAAGATCACGGCTGCCAGGGGAGCTTCCGGCGTCGGCGGCAATATCACCATGATCGGAGGTGTGATCGGATGAGTCTTTGGAAGATGGATAAGAGCCTGAAAGAACTCCACAAAAAGCTGGAAGAGGCGCAGAAGCTCAGGGAGCTGCCCGGCCTCGTGGCGGGAATCGAAGACGCCATGTGTGAGCAAAATATGGAATCACAGGAGCGGCTGGCGACTATCGAGGACTCGCTGTGCGAGCTGGATGCAGCAGTCAACAAGTAAGGAGGTACAGTATGGAAAAGATCTGGGCAAACAGATTGGTGGCCGGCACCAAGACCTGGGCAGAGATGCCTGCAAGCCGCCGCGCCGGAGTCAAGCGGGAGCTGGCCAAGCGGGTGGCCGATGGCGAAATCAGTGAAGAGCAGTACAAGGAGATCACGGGGGAGGACTACGATGGGTAAGCTGCTGGAACTTCTGGAAAAGCTGGTGCGGGCCATCTTTGGCCCGGGGAACAAGCAGGATGCCGAAGAGGCAAAGCCCGCACCGGAGCCTCCCGAACCCCCCGGGGCAGAGGCTGTAACCGGCTGGGAGGAAGACCCGCCCTATCGGTTCGTCGATGTGAGCCGGTGGCAGGGAAAAATCAAAATGGAGGGCTGGCAGGCTATCAAGGGGGCTGGCTACAAGGGTGTCATGCTCCGGGCCTGCGGGAACAGTGCTAGCTACAATCCCAGCAAGGCGTACATCGACCCGACTTTCGAGACCAACTACGCCAACGCCAAGGCGGCCGGGCTGGATATTGGCGTCTACTATTTCACGAAGGCCATGAGCGAGGCGGAGGCTGAGAAGGAGCTGGCGGTACTGCGGAAGGCGCTGCGGGGAAAAGAGCTGACCATGCCGGTGGCGGTGGACATGGAAGACGCCATGCTGACTGTCCACAAGCCAAAAGACCTGACCAACCTCGCGGCCTACCACCTCGAACAGATCGAGAAGATGGGGTTCTTCGCCCAGCTCTACACCTACACGAGCTATGCCAACCGCTTCCTTGAGATGGAGCGTCTGGCCGGGCGGTGGGACATCTGGCTGGCCGACTACACGGGCAAGACCCCGAAGGTGGATTTCAAGTACAGTGCCCACCAGCACACCAGCAAGGGCAGCGTGCCTGGCATCAACGGGCCGGTAGACCTGGACGTGACAACGGTGAACTACCCTGCCATCATCAGGAAGAAGGGTCTGACCCGTCTCCGGGAGGGCGCATGAGCGAAAAAGAAGCTTTGCTGTGGGTGCTGGGCATCCTGGGCAGCCTGTGTGCTGCGGCCATCACCATTGACAAGGTACTGGAAATCATCCACAAGTACATCAAAAAGGCGCAGGAGCCTGACAACGTGCAGAACAAGCGGCTGGATGAGATGGACAAGCGCATCGGCACCTTGGAGCAGGGCCAGCTTCAGCACACGCAGGCCCTCGCCCGTGACCAGCGCCGCTTTGACGAAATCGACGAGGTGAGCCGTCTGACCCTCGACGGGGTGCGCAATCTGCTGGACGCGCAGCTGTCCGGCAACAATCGCGAGGGGATGCAGAAGAGCCGCGCCGACATCGACAACTATCTGTTAAAAGGAGTGACCAATCATGGTAGCACTGGCAACTAAGCTTTTTGACCTTATCCCCGCCCCGGTGGCGGCTGTGCTGATGCTGGGGGGCGTGATCTTTTACGCTCTGGGCTGCATCCGGCTAGGCTACGGCGCAGCCGTGAAGCCTCTGGTGCTTGACCTCATCGAGCGGGCCGAGCACGAGATACAGGGGACAAAGCGCGGCGCAGAGCGCAAAGCGTGGGTCGTCAAGATGCTCCGCATGGCCCTCAACGCCAGCAAGTGGGGCAGACTCATCAGCTGGGCCATCACCGATGAGACCATCGGTGCCGTGATCCAGTTTTTCTTTGACCGGGCAAAGGCAGCGCTGGAAAAGCAGTAAGGAGGTTATTATGGCAAGCACTACATACGAGCATTTTGTTGACACTAATAAAATGTACGCCATATACGGACGTTTTCTTGACCTCACGAAAACATATCATCTCGGTAACGTCACCGTAATGGTGCGCAACGCCGGACAGCTGCCGCAGCCTTTTTGGCTCGGTGCTGCCCGTGGCGGCGGATCGCGTAGTGCTGCCCGCTGCGCTGCAAGGACTTGACCGACAGCGGATGACCGCCGCCATCAAAAACGCACCGCTTGGGAGGGTAGACCGTAAGATAGCCTTACTGCGGTACGTTGAGCGGCTTCCGCTGCCGGACATTGCAGCACAGACGCATTACAGTCGGACGGCGATAGGCTACCGGCTGAAAGTTATTGATGAAAAGCTAGACGAAAGGAGCTCACCGTGAACATCGAAATTGTTCCGACCGCAGATCTTATTACAGAGCTTCGCAAACGCGAGGGCGTGGAAACGACCGTTGTTGAGCCCTATCAGGACGCAGCGGTCAGCGTCAACGGCCCTGCGCTGGTTCTTGTCGTGACGGATTGATTGTGGTATAATAATCTCAACAAATCCACTCGGTCTCTCGAAGAAGCGCATTAGGGTGGATATTTGCCAGCTAACCCAGTGCTTTATCTGGGAATGAAAAAAGCGGTTGCCAGATAGGCGCCGACCAGTCTCCCGCCCGCCTACTTACAGTGCGTACCATGCGGGAGACGATTTTATATGAATTATGGCAAATAAAATATATCACTTTTTGTCCCGTGTTTTATTCGCTCTGATTATTTTTGGGGCGACATCAAACGTTCTAAAAACCGTCCTTCCGTTTTGGCATAGTGCATTTATAGGCGTGGTTTTATCGGTATATGCGTCTTTGCACTATACGCCATACGATTTATGATTTGAAAGGCTACGGCCTTTGTAGAGAGCGGTATTGCCTGTGGGCGGTTTCTCTCTTGATTTTAGACTTTGCCGTTTCGGCGGCATAAAAAATTCCCTGCTTTGCCGAAGCCCTGCGTGCCACGCGGGTACTTTGTAGGCAAAGTGGGGGATTTTTGCTTTATACACACTAGTTTTGTCGAAGCCATTGCCATATATTGGATATTGTGATATTTTAGTATCGCACTCCAATGTGTGCCTCTTTACAGTTAAGCGCTTATGCGGATTTTTCCGTGTGGGCGCTTTTCTTTTACCCTTGCAAATCCGCAACCGTCACGTCACAGCCGCTTGCGATTTTCTCAAGAGTTTTCGCCCGAATGGGCTTTCCGGCTTCTGCGTGTTGGATGGTTGCGGTGGACAGCCCGGTCTTTTCTGACAGCGCCCGGATGGTCAGACCAGCACCCTCTCGGGCGACTTTGATTTTGACGGCAGACACGCCGAGTGTCTTATAATCGGGCGACATATATCCGATTTGGAACATTCCCTGCTGCTGCAACGGCAATGCTTTGAGCGCAAAGCTGTTATTCACGTCGTCGAGGTCTACATCCTTCAGGACGTAAGCGCAGGCGTTGTCAAGCTCCGGGGTCATCTTGTGGAGCTTGTGCGCCAGCGTGATTTTCATCATCACGCCACGCACGGGAAACCTCGTAGCGTTGTCAAGGTCTGCCTGATTTACGCGGTCAGGTGTGCAAGCCTCATCGAGCAGGCGGTAGAGCTTGCCGAGATTGCAGATGGTATTGTTTTCCATTTTGCCCTCCTAATTCACTTGTTCAGCGTGTCCATCACGGCGTTGTAATGGCTTTCGTATTCTTCTCCGGCAGCAAGCTCTTTTTCGACTTTTGCTTTCTGATAGGCCCGCTCTTCGCCGTAGATCTCGTTCTCGATCTCATCGGGGATCTCAATGAACGCTTTCTGCTTCTTGCCGTGAGCCGCGACGAACACAACAAAGGCGTGGTGTACGTTCTCCGGCCAACGGCCGATCTGCTGCTTGTAGGCACCCGCCTTCATTTCCTGCCCATTCACCAGCAGGGAATTGATGGTGTACTGCCACTTATGGCAAGGGACCGTAAGCTCGTTGCCTTCGTTCCAGAGGGTTTCTTCGGTGATGACCTTTTTGTCAATGTCGAGTTCGATTTTTGCGCCGCGGGCGGTATTCCAAGAGTATTTCATTTTTTGTCCCTCCATCTGTGTTTCTTTCTGATGCCATCATTATACCGCAAAACTAATACAAGTGATACAGGCATAGTCACCAGACTTTGCCTTATTTTTTTGTTTATTTTGTATCAGTTGTGTCAGTTTATATTTGTCCTTCGTTGTACCTTCGTTGTCCTTCATTTTTTGCCGATGCGGTACACTGAATGCAATAGGAGGGATGTATTATGAGCTATTATCCGACACCCGGAACGCCCTACGTTCCGCAGCAGCCTGTCAATCCTTACGGCGGCATGGGCACGGTTGGCCTTGCCACTCCCCTTCCCAATACGCAGATGCAACAGGCACAACCGCAGCGTCCGCAGCCGATGAATGGGCAACAGCCTGTTCAGCAGTCGGCACAAGATGGCGGTTGGCTGCTTGGCAGACCTGTTTCCAGCAGGGAAGAATTTTTGGCAATACCGTCAGACCTGTACGGCAGACCGACCTACTGCCCAGACTTGCGCAGCGGCGTGATTTACTGCAAGCGTCTCAACCCGGACACCTGTGAATCCTATGTGCAGGAGTTTTACAGCCCGGAAGCATGGCGGCAGATGCAAGCACAACAGGCACAGCAAACCGCTGCACCGACACAGCAGTATGTGCCTATTGAAGAGTACAACTCCCTCGTCCACAGGCTGGATGAGCTGGAAAAGTGGCAGAAGAGCTTTTCTAAACCCTCTGTCGCCGCAAAGAAAGGAGAATAAACGATGCCCTCTCCGTTTGACATGATTACTCACAGCCCCATCATGCAGCTTGCAAATCTGGCTCGCGCCGGGCAGAACCCGATTGGACTTATCCAGCAGTTGGGCGGGCAGAGCGCACCCATAATGCAGGGCTTGAACCTGATTCAGGGCAAGAACGAAGCACAGCTCCGAACGATGGCGCAGAACCTCGCTAAAGAGCGGGGCATCGACCTGAATCAGCTGGCAAGCGTCTTGAACCTGACGCTTCCCCGATAACGCATCCCTCTAAGCGAAACGCTTCTCAGTTTTGCGGACTTGACAAAAACCGCATTTGTTTGGCTTCGCCCATCGCATACGGCGGTGGGATAGCATACGCAAAACTGAAAGGAGTTTTGTTATGGACGATTTTGCAACTGGCTATCTGGCTGGGCAGGACGGCGGCAATAACAACGGCGGGTTCTTCGGCAACGAAGGGCTGTGGGCTGTTATTATCCTCGCTATCATCTTCGGCTGGGGCACAAACGGCTATGGCCGGAATGGCGGTGACAACGGCATGAGCAGCTACATCCCCTATCTGGTTGGCACTGGCGCAACCGGGCAGGGCGGCGCAGATACTCGCGCGGCTCTGTCTGAGGGCTTCTACCAGCAGGATACCTCCCGCTCTCTGGCGGGTATCCAGAGCGGTATCTGCTCTCTGGGCTATGACCAGCTGGCACAGATGAACGGCGTCAACACCAACATCGCGAACGGCTTTGCAGGCGTGAACAGCGCCATCTGTCAGCTTGGCTACCAGAACGCACAGCTGGTGAACGGTCTGGAACGCAGTGTGTCCAACGGCGACAACGCCATTAGCCTTGCCATCATGCAGGAGGGCAACGCACGGCAGGCGGGTCAGACCGCACTCGCCACGCAGCTGGCATCTTGCTGCTGCGAGAACAAGCAGCTCATCGGCGACCTGAAGTATACCATCGCAACGGAGGACTGCACTACTCGTCAGGCTATCGCAGACAACGCCCGCGCCATTGTGGACAACTGCAACGCCAACTTCCGCAGCATGATGGACTACTTCACGCAGGACAAGATTGCCACTCTGACCGCTGAGAACCAGAGCCTCAAGTTTGCGGCTTCTCAGGATCGTCAGAATGCGCTTCTGACCACTGCGATGAACGCCCAGACCGACACCATCCTGAACCGGGTCAATCCTCGTCCGATTCCCGCTTATCAGGTGGCAAATCCCAACTTGGGCGTGAACTGCTGCGGCTGCTGCTAACCAACACACTCCCCGATAACACCGGGTGAACCATCGGGGCAGGGGTGAGACACCTCTGCCCCTGATTTTTTAGGAGGAAAAACATTATGGCTTGCAAAACAAGCTGCCGTCTGTGCCCGCACCTCGTCATCTCGGATGCGGTGACGTTCGCTAATGACACGCTGACCATCAACATTCCTGCTGGCGCATACCAGAACGGAGAGAAGTATTGTATCGTAGTTGCCCAGAGCATCCCGGACACGACCACCATTAATGCTCCTGTTGTCATCACCATTGGCGCAGGCACTACCGCATACCCTCTGACCGACTGCAACTGCGCTCAGGCAACCGCTGAAAGCATCCACACCCGCACCCGCTACGCTACCCGCGTTGCAACGTCTGCGACCGGCACCGGCGCGTTCAAGTATCTTGGCTGCTTCTGCCGCTCTCACGCTGGCGCGCCCGCGTCCATTTCTTAAGGAGGTGTAGATTATGGGCAAGACTAATTTTCGCCGCATGATGATGCTCCGTGACCACGACAAAAACCGTGAGCCGGAGCGTGACCGCCTTGAGGAAGAGCGTGACCGCAGGGAGCGTGAGTTGGAACGCCGTCTGCGTAAGCTGGAAGGTGGCAACGACCGCTATCCCTATTATCCGCCGGAGGAGAACCGCTACATCGACCTTTATCCTATCCCCCGCTACCCTGACGTAGAGAATGGGCGCAGAATGCCACAAATCGGTTTCTCGCAGAACGGCGACTGGGACAAACGGTCTGGACAGTACGAACGTGGTGGTGCAGACGGTCGCTCCATCAAGATGCCACGCCAGCACATTACCCACGATGAAGCAGAAGAATGGTGCGACAGCATGGTGAACGCTGACGGCACGAAGGGCTGTCACTGGACGCTGGAACAGACGCAGGACGTTGCGAAGCAGCGCAATATCACTTGTGACCCGAACGATTTCTGGGCTGTCATGAACATGATGTACTCGGATTATTGTCAGGTTGCAAAGCGTCAGTCCGTTGACACTCCGGGCTTCTACGCTGACATGGCAAAGGCGTTTCTTGAGGACGCAGATGCCGCAGATGGCAAGGCATATCTCTACTGGGATTGTATTGCTGATAAGTAAAACAGAACCCCCTACACGGAATTATAACCGTATAGGGGGTTCTCTCATTTATAAAGCAAAGTTTCTTTCCATGAAAAGTTTTTGCATCTTTGATAATATTGTTTTGGCTGGCTGTTCAGTTTACATCTTGCTTCGTCCCACAATAGACCTGTCCAATATTCGCAATGTTCGCATTTGATGTTTGATTTCTTTTCTTTATCAATTGGTTTCTTGTTCATGTTGTTTCCTTTCTCCCCTGTGTGGTCGTTGTGACTGCACAGGGACTATTTTATTTGGTATAGTACAATTCCATATCTGCCTTGTACATATCAAGTTGTCTTTTGCTATCTACAAGCGTGTTAAAGCTAAATCCCGCTGCAAAAGATACAGCAATGGACAAAATCAAGTGCGCTGCAACCCATTTACCAGCAAAGATAAACGGAATCTGAACAGTTACGGCAAAAGCATCGAACAAAAGAACGTAAACTCCGTGTTTGACCATTTTCTGTAAACGGCTAATGCTTTCTTCGTAAAATTCTTTTGATTTCATCATACGTCAATCCTCCAAGAAATCCTCCAACTCAATCTTTCCATCTGCCGCCGCAGCAGCCAAAGCGTACACGAACTGCCCAATAGTCATTCCGTGCCGTCTGGCTTCACGGTTGATGTACTTGCGCTCTTCTTCGCTCATAAGGATGGTAATGCGCTTAGAACGCTTGCCGTCACCGCTTGCAACGCCCTGATGTGATTCCGGCATCGGGATTTTTTTCTTTGTCAAACCAGCTTCGGCCAGTGCGCCGGATACATCTCCTTGTTCGATAAGACGTTGAACTTCCCTCGCCTGTTTTAGCTTCTTCGGCTTGCTTTCGCTTACTACGGCGTTATTCGGCTGTGTTTCGCTGTCTTTGGCTTGCTTCGGCTTAATACTGCTTAATTCTGCCTCACTCGGCTGTGTACGGCTGTCTGTGGCATCACTAGGCTTAATCTGTGCTTGTTCAGCTTCGTTCGGCTTCGTTTGGCTTACTTCTTCTTCCTTTGGCTCACTTCGGCTTAATGTCTGTTCTGAAAAAATAGGCTGAAAATCAAACCCGCCAAGCAAGCCTGTTGATTTTTTGCTGGTTGATTTCATTTTTCTGCACCGTCCTTACAATACTTTTCATCAACAAACTGACCTTCTTCATCTATAAAAAATTCATTTTCCTCCCATCTTGCATCACAATTTTCATAATCTTCACAAGATGCGATAGAACAGCCGATTCCGCCTCCATCCGTTTTCTTGAATTTTGTTGAAATCTTACCGTTTTTCATTATTTTGTAATCTAAAGAATACTGGCACAAAACACTCACCACAATGCCTTTCCCACACAACGGGCATGATTTTATAATTTTACTCATTTTCTTTTCCTTCCGCAATCATCTGCGCCAACGCCTTGAAATCCTCTGCACTAGTGCTCTTTGCCGTGTCGCCTCTAAACAGGCTGTGTCGCTCTGCCTGAGCCTTGCGAACGCCCATAGACGGCCTAATCTTCACGTCCAGCAGGGTTGTGCCCATGTTCTGTGCAATCACAGGGAGCTGTTCCACAACCTCTTTGGATAGGTTCTCACGGCTTTTGTACTGGTTCAAAAGCAGACCTTCAATCTTCAAAGTCGGGTTGAAGTATCTGCGAACATCGCCGATGGTCTGCGAAAGCTGGCTCAAACCAGCCAGTGCGTACCGGTCTGCCGTGATTGGCACGATGATGCTGTTGGCGGCGATCAGTGCGTTGACAAGCGCAAGACCAAGCTGCGGGGGAGTGTCCAGCACAATGTAATCATACTGCCTGGACACGCTTTCAAGGGCTTCTCGCAGCCGGAAGTTCTTGCCAATGTCCCGGACAAGCTGCTCGTCAATGTCTTTCATTGCATTGTCAGACGGCAGAATGTCACCAGCTTCACAGCGCTGGATTCCTTCTTCGACCGTGCCCTGCCGGGTCATCACATCGAACAGGGTACATACGTCCTCTGTCTGTGCGCCGTAGGTGTCCGTTGCGTTGCACTGAGCATCGCAGTCCACCAGCAAAACTTTCTTGCCGAGCAACTGCAATGCACCAGCCAGACAGGTGCTTGTTGTGGTCTTTCCTGTGCCGCCCTTCTGGTTGGCGACAGCTATAATTTTTGCCATTTTATCACTCTTTCTTTATTTGCTGTTAAGCGCTTCAATGAAATAGAACGCTGGCATATACTTGTCTACGACACCTGCTTTGTCTACGCTTCTAATCAAATAGCCAACAGGTCTGTCGGGGAATGGCGTTCTGCTTAAAGACAAGATGTCCTTATACGCTGCCTTCACCGTGTCGTAAACCGCTTCTCTGCGTCTCGGCAGCTTGATTTCTGGATGCTCTTTCTTCATCCATTTCTCAACTACCTTCGCTACGTCAATGCAGTCCTGCTTTTCTAGTTCGTCACACACAGACCAGTCAAAATCCTCGTATCCGCTTCTGCGGGGCTTTTTGGCGGCTTTTTGAGGCTCTGTCAACACTTCACTTGCCTGTGCTTCAATCAGCTTCTCAGACGCTTTAATTTTTGGCTTAAACTTGACTGCCACAGCCTTTCGTGCCATAAGGACTGGTTCGTAGGTCACAACAATGTCAGACACGGCATTGATTTCGTCCACCGCAACGTCAAGCACTCGCTTGCGAAGGTTCTTGTAAACGTCATAACTGGCTTCCATCGCACCGAGCTGTTCTCTCAGCTTCTTCAGGCTGATTTCATGCGGCTTATTGTCCATATTCAACCAGTCCCGAAGAATCGAGTAAAGCAAGATGCTGTACTGTGACTTCATTCGTGACGTGTAACGCAGCCGATACCGAACATATCCGCTTTCGGCAATGTCGAAAAAGATAGGGCGAAGGTCTGGGTTGCAGGTAATTGCCACGACGTAAGACCTTGTTTCTGGTACATAATCCAGTTTTGCCCTCGTGAATAGGACAAAACTTTCAAATGTTCCTTTCTCCTTGTCGATAGGAATCGAAACCGTATTGCCTAAAAAGTGCTTAATCTGCGGCTCAATCCTTCTTGCATCAAGGCTTTTCAGTCCAAGAAGCTCTCTATATTCCGCCAAAGTGAACTCCACACGGCTGCTATTTGGGTCTCTCGGATTTATTCTTGACAGGTAAACCTCCAACAGCCGAAGTTCTCCTGCGGTGTAGTCCCTGAACTTCGCCCAAACAAGGGATTTGCTTTTCTCGACAAGGTTGTTGTCTGATATTTTTGGCATCTGCTCACTTCCTTTAATGGTCTAAAAACAGTATATCACAAGTAGGGGGACGCGTCAACCGTTTTCGTCCCCCACGACTTGTCTTTTTGTCCCCCATGTCCTCGTCATTTTGTCCCCCGTGACTTGTCAAAACGTCCCCCATGCTTTGTCATTTCGTCCCCCATCTACATATTATATATTAAACAAGAAATAAACAAGAGGTTAAATATCATCGTTAAATAGTCGATGACGCTAATTTTCAACAATTTCTTTATTTTTCCATTCCGGTTTGTGGATAGCTGAACTCTGCATTTGCTAAATAAGACTATAGCCTGAGAAAGGACACACATCGTTAGCCGCATTAAACGTGGACGGATTGTGGATAGGTGTACAAGAAGTGGATGGAAAGGTATACCTAATCTGCACGATGGGGGACAGATTGACAAGCCGACCAATCGCAGGCAATAGATTAACGATAACTCGTTATTTATTCCGCTCGAATGTTGTCGATTTACAGCCTATGGGGGACGGAATGACAAGGTGGATTTTCCCGATAGGTGTACAAAAAGTGGATGAACGTGGACAAAATGTTCTTCAAAAAATGCGATAATTCGACAATCAGCGCAAAATGTTTTCTTCGTTGATGGTATAAGAATCGTTTCGTTTCATGGCAGCAGCTTCTCCACAGTCCTGTGCCTGATATAAAATCTGCATATTGGGTTGTGTTCCGTCTGGGTCTGGGTCGGTTTTGGTGGCCTGTGCCATTTCATAATGACCTGTGACGGTGCGGCAGACGGACACACGATCACGCAAAGTCGTGTGAAGGTTGGCTACCATTTCGCACAGAACGGCAAGGTAATCTGAGCCGTGATTGCCATAGATTAGATAGCACAGCAGGTCAATTTCTTGCGGATGGGCGTCTTTGATATGTTCTATCAGCGTATCTCTCTTTCTCTCGGTGCTGGCATTGCCAGCCAGACTCTCCAATAATCCGGGATGCAAACAGGTGTCTATGTACGGCTTGACCGCAACACCGCAACACACAAACCACTTTATGATAGTAGAAGCATCTGGGGTCATTGTCCCTTGCTCATAACGAAAAATGGATGTCCGACCTACACCCATTTTGTCCGCAAGCTTCTGTTGGCTAAGCCCGGATTCTGCTCTTGCCATCTCTAACGCTTTTGCCACTCGTATTCTATAATCATCCATAAATACCCCTCTTTCGACAAAATGATACAAAAGAAAAGAAATTTAACTGATATATTGTTCAAAATGCGAAACAATAATTGAAAAAAGTCGCTGTTCCATTGAAACAGCGAGATGTGGTATAACTGTATTGTCAAAAAATTCCAAAAAAGAAGGGAACAAAAATGAGAGAAGCTGCAATCTGGAACTATGAACGTATGCCAATCATCGACGGAATGCCTGCCAGCGTTCCCGATGGACAACCACACACGCCTGAACCGTGGGAGGAAAGCTAATGAACCGAACTGTAGATGCTCTGATTATTCCATACGCTCGCAGACGGACGCTGGAGCTTGTCCTGAGTCTTTCTGGGTACGAAGCTGATAAAGATGCTTACCTCGAAGCAAAAGGCATCCTAGAGCGTGCCGTAGCCGCCTTAGACGAGGGACGCGACCCGGCAGAGAACATTGAACGCATTGACGGACAGCTCGTGGAACTGTGAAAGGAGAAGAAGATGGACTTTACGAACGGATTCTATAAAGCAGAGAACCCTGTCGTTCTTGAAGAAGTGAAAACTTTCCTCCAGTCAATGGAACGGCGTGGAGCAACCGTAAAAGACTTAGACGATGCCATTGTGCAGCTAAACAATGTTTCGCACAGCATCAGCACAAACGCTCTCGTCAAAGCAGATGTGCTGGACGATTTACCGGATAACCCCTTTCGTTCCATGCTCAACGGAATGTTACAAAGCAAAGGGTAACTTAAACTTAATGTGGCTCTTAATCATTGTCATCGCAATTTTTGGCTTCCCTGATGTGAAGTAATGGATGCGAAGAAAACGTTCAATTTTTACGAAGTTGTTAAAAATGCATTGACTTGACAACTAAAAGGTGTATAATCGTATCAAATGAACATTCATTTTTACCGATCGGGAGGATATGCCACAATGAGTGAACAGGAAAGAGCCAAGATTGACCGATTTATTGCATGGCTGCTGGAACACCCTGAAAAGATTCCAGCAGCGGAGCAAGCCCTAGACCTAGAGTAACAGAAAATCCCTTGCGCAGAGCTACACTAGCCCGGCACAAGGGATTCCTTTATTTTACCGGGCATGAACGTTACATCTTCTCGATCAGGTTCATCAGCGCTTCACGCTGCACTGTCGGCATAGATTCAAGTTTTCTTCTAATCCGCTCCACTGCTGCATCAACTTCACTTTGCGGCTGCTGGGGCGGGTTTTCTTTTTGGTTGCCAGTAAGAAGATAGTCCACAGTAACGCCAAAGTACTGCGCCAGCTTAACGGCATTTTGGTTGGTCGGCTTTGCATCGTTTCCGAAACTTGCTTCTGTTCTCCAATAACTATAAGCGGATTTTGGGACACCAGCATCAGTTAAAGCACGAGATGGCTTTACTCCCTTTTCTTCGCATAGTTTTACGAAAGTGTCAAAAAACACAAAACTTACCTCCAGTGCTTGTACAAGATGACAAAGTTCCACCACTTGAACAAAAACACTTGAAAAGTTCTACTACTTGTGCTTTAATAAAGATACCGAGTTCAATCGGTAGAACAAATTAAAAGCTTTGAACAAATAGAAGAATGTTCGATAATGTTTTTGCTTGACACCATAATATTATCACATTCTTTCAAAAAGTTCAAGTATTAGAACAAGAAAGGAGAAAAAATTTGCTTCCTAAGTGGACAGGCGATGTTGTAGGAACGCTTCATGTTCACAATATCGAAATCAGAGAGCTTGCTGCAAAAATGGGATGCGCACCGGAATACTTGGGGAAAATCCTGAACGGTAAGCGTGAGCCTAAAAATGCGGAAGCTAAGGTGAAAGAAGCTCTTGCTGAGCTTGTGAAGGAAAGAGAGGAAAAATGAGAGAAATCGTGCTATCCATGCAAAGCGGCGAACCAGTAGCATCCAGCCGCCAGATCGCTGATAACTTTGAAAAGCGTCACGATCATGTGATGCGTGACATCGATGCAATCAAAAAAGATGTCCCCAATTTTGGGGAGATGTTCTTTGAAACCACCGTGCCGGACAGCTACGGCAGGGAACAGAGGGCTTACCTCATGAACCGTGACGGTTTTACCCTGCTGGCTATGGGTTTTACCGGCAAGGCAGCGTTGGAGTGGAAGCTCAAGTACATTGCAGCGTTCAACGAGATGGATAAGAAGCTGGCTGAACAGCCGCAGCTCACTCGTTCACAACTCCTTGCAACTGCACTGATCGCAGCACACGAAGAGCTGGAAGAGAAGGACAAGCAGATTGCAAAGCTGACACCGGATGCTGAGTTCGCTCGTGCTGTGTGCATTGCGGACAACTGCCGGACGGCCACCAGCATTGCGAAGGACTACGGTCTGACTGCTGAAAAGCTGAACAAGCTGCTTTACAGCCAGCGAGTCCAGTACAAAGACAGCGATGGTCAGTGGGTGCTGTACAAACCCTATCAGGGTAAGGGCTACACCAAGAACCGCAAGGGAAAGGCCATTCAGCGCTCTAACGGTAAGACTTACATTCCAAACACGACGGTCTGGACGGTCAAGGGCGAAAAGCTCATCCATGAGCAACTCAAGAAGCTTGGCATCACGCCGAGAATCGAGACCAGGGCTGTTGTAGAACAGCAGGATTTCGGTGGATGGGAGGGCTGAACATGGAACAGATTATCACCTTAAAGGTTGACCTTGAATACCCGGAAGAAGCCAAGTTTGCCATTGACGCCGCGGCCAAGACCTACTCGGATTTCAAGCGTGAGCAGGCGACAAGGCGCTTTGTAGAAAATGGTTGTACGCCGGAAGATGCAGAGAAAATCGCAAAGTTCATCCAGTTTCTTGACCAGTGTTTTTCTGAACACAATGAAAGAGCCTTAAGAAAGGCAAGTGAAGTGGATGGAAATTAAATACTGTGAGCGCTGCGGTGTCTTTCTTGGCCTTGTAAATCCGTGCAAGAAATACTGTGAAGAATGTAAAATCATTGTTCGCAGAGAACGGCAGGCTCTTATAAAGAAAGGAATCAAGGCTAATCCGGAACCGGCTTTATGCGCTTGGTGCAAGAAGCCAATGGTTCGGAAGGTCTGGTCTCAGAAGTATCACCCTGAATGCGCAGCAGATGCAAACAAGGCTTTGACCAAAAAGTACAAAGCGAAAAAGCAAAAAGAGCTGAATGAGTTAAAAGCATCTGGTGAGTTCAAAATTACTTGGGATGTGCAGGAGCCAGAACGTGCGAGGCCTCAAAAGCACGAGCCTCCAAAGTATACCGTGCGACAGATGAACGATGCCGCAAAACGATATGGCATGAGCTACGGCCATTACAGTACTTTACTTGCACAGGGAAAGGTGAAGGCACCTGATGAACGGTAAGTACTACGGCAAGCGAGAAATCCGCTGGCGCAGCCGGGAGAAAGACCGTCTAAAACGCATCCAGCGTAAGCAAAGGATGGCAAACGATGAAGAAAGCAGTAAGCAACTTCAACAAAAGCAGTCCGTGGCGGAAGCGCTGGCAAGAGCGTGAACCTTTAAGACTGGAACATATCGAGAAAGAAAGAGCGAGCAAAAATGAAAAAAATCAAAGTAAGAATCACATTCACCGAAGCGGTTCTCGGCACATGGCCTAGCAACCAGAACATCGCGCGAGAGTTCATCGCTAGCAAGTCCCCTAATGCAAACACTATCGAGGACGAGGTAGCCGCTCTGGGTGCTGATGCTGTGGCAGATAAGGGCATGACCGTGTTCCCTCGCAACGAGAACGGCGAACCCATCCTGTATGACTACCAGATTAAGGGCTTCTTCAAGGATTCTTGCGGTATGCTTTCCCGCATCGGTGGCAAGACCGAAACTGGCAAGAAGAAAGCCGTGAACGAAAGCGGCAAGCTGACGGCCTACAAGAAGGTCATTGATGGTCTGATTTTCGTTCAGCCCCGCATGATTCCCATTCATGTGAACGGTGAGATTACCGAGTGCCAGCGCCCTCTCCGCGCCCAGACTGCACAGGGTGAACGTGTAAGCCTTGCCAACAGCGAGCAGATTCCCGCTGGCTCGACTTGCGAGTTTGAAATCGTTCTTCTGGACGATTCTCACGAGAAGGTCGTGCGTGAGTGGCTGGACTACGGTGCTCTGCGTGGCATCGGTCAGTGGCGCAACAGTTCTAAAGGGCGCTTTGCTTACGAAATTCTCAATTAACCGCTATGGCAAGGTAACGCCGCGATAGGATTAGCAAAGGCGATGCGCTGATTTGACGAGACCTGCAAAGGCATGGCGGAGCAAGGCTCAGACGAGCAATGGAATGACAAGGAAAAGCTTGGAAAAGCAATGGCTATGGATGCAAGGCGTAGTTTTGATAAGCAAAGGCGAAGCGTAGCATGGAAATGCAGAGCAACGGCAAAGAATAGAAACAATAGGCTAAGGCATTGAGTAGCTAGGAGCAGAACAGCAACGGCAAAAACGAAAGGGGACAAAATGAAAGCACTGATTGAAGTTGCCCTGATGTGGGGCATAGCACTGGCAGTGGTTTTGGCAGTATTCCTGCTGAACTTCTGGATGGTGCATCACATCGAAATTCTGGTGGGCTCATCAGCTGCCCGTGGAATCATCACGGTATCTGTGGCAATGGCTACGGCATGGATACTGAGTTTTGGAGGTAATAAGAGTGAAAAGCCTGAAAGCTAATGTCCTTTGCACGCTTGGAATCGCGTTAGCAATCTTTTCGGTAGGATGCGGCGATGCAATTCAGAAAAGCCAAAGCGTGGTAGCAATGTTTGGATACGTTTTCCTTTCGTGTAGCTTCCTCGCCGCAGCACTCGTCTTGTGTGCCATTGGGGTCAGCTCTGAAAATGAACGTATCGAACGGGAAAATCGCAAAGTAAAACGCATTCCTCACCACACCAGCGAGTGGAGGGATGCACAATGAAATGCCCGATGTGCGGTAGCGACAACATTACAACGGTTGACAGCCGGTCAGACTATGACAGCATCGCTCGACGCAAGAAGTGCCTTGTATGTAACTACCGGTGGTCTACCATCGAAATCGACAAAGACCAGTGGCACAGTGCACTGCAAATCAAAGAGGAACGCAAGAGAGGGAGACCAAAAGATGATTAACCTTGACAGATTCGGCGGCGTGACCGAGCCGGAGGACGGCGTGTACTTTATGACCAACGAGCAGATGGCAGAAGCCAAAGAAGCTGACAGGATGGCCGAAATCGAAGATTTGCAGTCCGAAATCGATGACAGGGAAGCGGAGTTGAAAGACCTCCGCGCACAGTTGGCAGAACTGATGGCTGGTTGATTTTTGTACAGCCGTATTAAGCCAAAGGAAGAACAATGAAGCCTAATGAAGCCGAAGAAAGGAAAGAAAAATGGCAGTATTAGTAATGGTCTACGGTCACTCCGGCAGCGGTAAGTCCGCTTCGCTTCGGAACTTTGACCCAGAACAGGTTGCGGTTATAAACGTGCTTGGCAAGCCGTTGCCGTTCCGCAGCAACATGAAAACCTATATCACCAACGACTACGGCAAGATTGATGCCGCAATCCACAGCACCAAGCGTAAGTCCATCGTCATTGATGATGCCACCTACCTTATGACTGGCGAGTTCATGCGGAACGCAAAAGTCGCTGGATACCAGAAGTTTACCGACATGGCAGCCAACTTCAACGCCTTGCTGATGCGGGCGAAGGAACTGCCGGACGATGTTGTGGTCTACTTTTTCGGTCACAGCGAGCGTGACGGAGACGGCGGCGAGAAGTTCAAGACCATCGGCAAGCTGTTGGACGAGAAGGTCTGCGTGGAAGGGTACTTCACCATCGTTCTGAAAACCGTTGTGCAGGATGGGCGATACCTGTTCAGCACTCGCAATGATGGGATGGACACCGTGAAAACCCCTCTTGGAATGTTCAATGATGCGCTGATCGAGAACGACCTTGCCGCCGTAGACAAGACCATCCGTGAGTATTACAACATCCCGGTTCAGCTGGATAACAAAGGAGAGTAACAGATGAAGAACATCAACTGGAATGACGTACAGGAAGCCACCGAACGCCGTGACCTGCCTGTTGGCGGCTATGTTGCCGGTATCTGCAAGGCAACGGACGAACCCGCAAAGGAACGTCTGAACATCGAGTGGGAAGTCGCAGAGGGCGAGTTCAAGGGATACTGGCGTGAGCAGACCGCTTCCCTTATCGAGCGCGGCAAGCTGAATCCGGGCGAATGGGTATGGGGAGGAAAGACCATCAAGAGCTACAAGGAAAAGGCGCTGCCGTTCTTCAAGGGCTTTATCACCGCTGTGGAGCAGTCCAATCCCGGCTACAAGTTCAACAACGATGAAAAGACCCTGCGCGGCAAGCTGGTCGGCGTGGTTCTCCGTGAGGAAGAATACATGGGCAACGATGGGAACATCAAGACAAAGCTTGTCGTTGACCGCTTTACCAGCGTGGACAAGATTCGTTCCGGCGATTATGAGGTCAGACCGAAGAAAACGCTGGCTGGTGGGTCTGGCTCCGCGCCTGATACTGGCGATTTTGCCGTAATTGAGGGCAACGTGGATGATCTGCCATTCTGACCTGTAAGGCATTGACCGCCTACCTTATATAAGAGCTGTGCTATCTGGCTGGACGGGCGTTTGGAAAGATGAAAGTTTTAGTTGCCTGTGAGGAATCGCAGGAAGTCTGCAAAGCATTCCGGGCGAAAGGTCACGAAGCCTATTCCTGCGACCTAATTGAGCCGTCCGGTGGACATCCAGAATGGCACATTCTCGGTGACTGCCTAAAGGCTATTGAGGGGGGGCAGGTCGTGACCATGGATGGAACCGCGCATGATGTGCCACGCTGGGATATGATTATTGCATTTGTTCCATGCACCAAGACGAGCAACGCGGGAGCAAGACACCTGTACAAGGGAGGAAAGCTCAATCTTTCCCGGTATTATGAGGGATTGTGCGGCAAGGCGCTTTTTCTTGCCGTGTGGGCGGCAGATTGCGAAAAAGTGGTGATTGAGAATCCTACCCCAAGCAAGATTTTTGATTACCCAAAGCCTACGCAAGCAATCCAGCCCTACGAGTACGGACATCCGTACAGCAAGAAAACGTTACTGTGGGAGCGCGGTGTACCGCCGCTGCACCCAACAAACATCGTAGAACCTACCGCAACATGGTGCCCTTCCGGCTCCTACTCGCACAAGCACGGTGAGCAACACAAGGGGATGTTTACCACTGACCGTGCAAAGAACCGGGCAAAAACTTTTACTGGCGTGGCAAAAGCTATGGCAGATACTTGGGGGTGATATAAAAAAGTGAGCATGAGAGCTTCTATAAAGTCTGGGGATAAATTTGGCAAGCTTGTTGTTATTAAGCAAAATGGAATACATAAAAAGCCATGTGGAACAACGGAAAGAAAATGGCTTTGCAAATGTGAATGCGGAAATTTTATTACGGTTCTCGGACATAACCTGAAAACTGGTAATACAAAATCTTGTGGTTGCTTACCAAAACAAATGAACAGATTGCCTGACAATAAGGGCGTTATAAACCACATTATTTTGCAATATAAGCGTCATGCAAGAGATAGAGGGATTTCGTGGAATCTTTCTTATGAAGAGGTTAGGAGTATTATCCAGAAGCCTTGCTTTTATTGCGGAGCTGAAAAAAGCGACCATACGGTTACCAAAAACTGCAAGGAAGGATATGACCATAATGGAATAGATCGAGTAGACAGTTCAAAAGGATACTCAGCAGAAAATGTGGTTCCTTGTTGCAAAATATGCAATCGAGGGAAAGCTAACATGAGTAAAGAAGATTTTATTGAATGGGCTTGTAGGATAGCAAAACATTCGCAAGCTATGTCCGAACAATTGGGGTAAAACAATGATTACCTGTTGTCTCAACTGCACATCACGCCACCAAGCCTGTCATGACACCTGCGAAAAGTACAAGGCAGAGAAGAAAGACTTCGAGGAACGCAAGGCTTTCGTGTATGAGCTGAACCACAGCCAGAGCGTGTACCACCGTGATTATGAGGACAAACACCGGGAAAAAGGAAAGAAGCGGTTTCTCGGAAGTGAATTTAGAGGTGAACGAGGATGAATAAAAGAAAGTATAAGCCGGGAGGTTACATCATTTCACTTGATGATTTGATGAAGCAGGAGTTTGTTTACTGCGCTGGAAAACTTGTTCACAAAGGCTGGTTTGGTAGCTGGCAACTGCGATATGCAAATAGCGAACTTGCTAAACTGCGTATCAGAGAAGCTAAAAAAATCGAGGACAACGAATGAACACCGGCAAGCAGTTTGAAGCAGACTTCAAGGCATCCGTCCCATCCGATGCGTGGTGCTACCGCCTGAAAGACAGTGCCGCCACCTACTACGGCGGCAACGAGAACCTGTCCTTTTCCATCGACAACATCTGCGACTTCCTTGTGTACCGATACCCGATGAACCACCTGTTTGAACTGAAAACCATCGAAACGCCCTCTATCCCTCTGGAAAAGGTGTTCGGCAAGTACGACAAGGCAAAGTGCAAGTACCGTAAGGAAAAGCACATCACTGACATGGTGGAAGCGATGGGATACAGCGGTCAGACCGCCCATGTGATAGTCAATTACAGGGCGGTCAACCGCACCTTTGCAATCCCCGCCAGCAAGGTTCTGGCGTTCCATTACAACGAGAACCGCAAGAGCATCCCTTGGCAGTGGGCAGAGCAAGAGGGGATAGAGGTAAAAGCAAAAAGGCTGCGTGTCCATTGGCGGTATGACGTGGATGAGCTGCTAAAGAGATTGGAGAAAGAAAATGCAACTGCCTGAAAAACAAGAATTGGTAAGGCTTCTGGGGCTGTACCAAAGCGAACTCCTTATGGAGAACGAAGAAAACCTTAGAAAGAAAATGAGAAACAATGAAAGCCCGAAGAAGGTTTTCACAGATTATTCATACGGCGTGAAAGCTCAGTATGAACACGCAAGAATCATCATCAAGAAACTTTCGGTTGAAATCGGAAAAGAAATCAAGGCTAGTTGGGAGTTGTGGTGAAAATGACAATGGTTTGCGATAGATGCGGTGAAGCGTTTCTGCTTTCCAACGATGTGAAATACATGACACCGTTTGATGACGAACTTGACCAATTTGAAAGCAATTCTATTGTAAAGTGCCTTGCTGGCGATGATAAAGGAATTTACTCGATAAGAGATGAAACCGTTGTCCTTTGTCCCTCTTGCATGGAAAAGCTGAACGACTGGCTGAAAGGAGAACAGAAGTGAGCAGTCAGATGAATAAATTCGGCAACTGCCCGCTGTGCGGCAAACAAGTCAAGCCGACCAACCTCCGCAAAATCGCACGACAAAACCAGTTGTACGGCTTTCACATTGCTCTGGATGGCATCACTGCTACATGGGGCGCACTAATTCAAAACCTTCGGTGTGATGCAGACCTGACCGATGAACAGGTGCAGAAAATCATCCGCATTGGCGACAGGTACTGGGAGATGGTTGGCAAGTTCAAAGAAGAGGACATGACCCCTGACGAGTTCGCAGATTACATCACAGCAAAGTCAGAACAGGTCGAAAAAGAGCTGAGAGAAAGGTGGAGCTAATGCTTGATGTCAGAAAAGCAAAAGGTTTGCCGTGCGACTGGCAGACCGGCATGGACGTTTTTCGCTGGTGGATGGAAGATGACAACGTCAATGGTCAGTTGAGCATGGACGATTTGATGGAGGATAACAATGTTTGAATTTGCAACTCGCTGGCTGGTCTGCCTAGTCCTGCTGACGGTGGTAGTTCAGTCCGAACGGACAATTAAAAACATGGCAGACAACCTGTTTGAAGAACGTCAGGCAATGCTCGTCTGGTTGTTCGTCAACGTGTGTCTGGCCGTTTGTACGGCAATTATGATGGGGTGGAAGTAAAAATGGAAATTCGTGGAGAGCATAGCAAGAAGAGAGTTCGTTTTGATTCGCTCAAGGAGGGAGAGCCGTTTTACTACAACGGCGAACTTCTTATGAAGACAAGCGAGGTTACGGGCAATTCCGGCTTTTACGGTGGCACTACATATAATTGCGTGTCGCTCCGTCACGGTAGGATTATGGAATGCCATGATGATGCGATGGTTGGTATCGCAAGGGTTCATATCGAAAAGGAGTACTGATGGACAACGAACTTTACTGCCCGATGAAGATGACCAGCAATCCGCTTGGTCGGTGCGTATGCGAGAAAGAAAAGTGCGCTTGGTGGCGGCAGCTGGACAACTGCTGTTCCGTATGGCAGATTGCATGGAAGCTAGACGGCATCGAAACGAAGATGAAGAGGTGAGAGCGTGAAACTGGTTGATGTTGATCCAATCATTGCGGCGTGGAAAACTGTTGGTGTTGACAAAAAGAATGAAGCAAAGCCGTTTTTGGATAGCAAAAACTACCTCGTATACATACAAGGACAAATCAGAAGCACCATTGGAGATGTGTTTTTAGATTTAGCCAACGTATTGGAAAAATCTGAGCCCGCCAATATATGGTTTGATGCCAAGAAAGTTTTACCCGAAAAAGACAAAGAAGTTCTCGTAAAAAGAGAAAAGTTCGGCATTGAAATTGCATTTTTATCTTATGACGGATTATGGGAAGACGACGAGTGCATTGTACTTGGAGATGTAACTCATTGGGCGTATCTTCCTGAACCGCCAAAGGAGGTCTGATACATGGGAACACCCCCAAAGCGTGGTCGTGGCAGACCGCCGCTGACCGAAGCTGAAAAGAAAAAGCGTGAGAAGCGGGCGCAAAAGGCGAAAGAAGAAGCCGCTGCGAAGCGTGAGAAAGAGCGAGAGAAGAAGAAACAACAGATGCTGAACAAGCGGAAATCTATCCGCTCACAGGTGAGTAAAAAGGTGAAAGAACAACAGGAGTTAGCGATCACGAGGTCTAAGATGCTGAATACAGGCGATTTGCAGTCAAGAATCGGTGATGAAGAGGACAAGAAGGTCATCGGCATGATTGCAGCCAAGTATTTTGGCGACCTTCCGGGCGTGGACATGAACAACCCGATTGAAGTGCAGCAACGCCTTGATTTCTTCTTTGACGCTTGCATTGAAGCTAGAATCTCCCCTGTGGTGGAATGGATTGCACTGGTGCTGGGCATCGAATGGGTGAGCCTGAAGCAGATTATGGCGGGTAAACGCCGTGACGACAGCTTGCAGCAGAAGTACATCTTAAAGCTGATTCTGCAAATGCAGTCCATGTGGGCATACAACGGTATGTACGGTCAGGAGAACCCGGCAGAGTGGATTTTCCGAGCCAAGAACTACTTTGGTATGCGTGACAACGTGGAAGTCACCGTTGCACCGCCTGAACAGCCGTTGGGTGATGCCCAGAGCGCAGAACAGTTGGCTCAGAAGTACCAGACGGCTTTGCCGAAGGGGATTGACGTAGAGTACAGAGAGGTGACAGAAGAGGTGGTCAAGGATGACTAACGGCGATTTTATCCGCTCCATGACGGACGAAGATATTACAGAAAACTTTACGCGGGGCATCTGCGAGCTTATCAAACATCGTGACCCGGAGCGTTGCCAGAACCGTGAGCATTGTTTTCATTGCGTCAAGGACTGGCTGAAAGAAAAGAACACAATCATGGTGAGGGCTGACCAATGGAAACTTTGATTGACTTTTCCGACCCATGCCTACGCACGTTCTTGCCTGTCCTCTTGCAAGACCACACGACAGGCAAGAACATCATCTGGGAGACAGACCCACCGCCTGAACTGGGCGTAGGCTTCGCAGATGAAATCACGCTGGAACAGTTGGGCAAGGTTCAACTTGTCCCTCGTGTGCAGAAACGGCTGGCAGACCAGAAGAAGCGAACCAGCAAGAAAGCAGAGGTGTTCACGCCGACATGGGTTTGCAAGAAGATGACAGACGTTGCCAAAAACGACCTGAAGGGCGAGGACTGGAAGGAGTACATCAACAAGACTTGCCTTGAAGTAACCTGTGGAGAAGCACCGTTCCTCACAAGCCGATACGATACCACAACAGGGCAGATGATTGCCGTGCCGGACAGAATCGGTCTGCTGGATAGGAAGCTGAATGCCATAACAAAGGAACACTTCAAAGACCCGAAAGTTTGGGATTACAGCCTTTGGCTCAACTACGCCATGAACGCTTACATGAATACATACGGCTACGAGTGGCAAGGAGATAACTTACTTCTGGCACGGTGCAATTTATTCCTCACGCTGATGGAGAATTTTCGCTCGCTGTTCGGAAATGAGATTGAGAATCACCGTATGTCGCCGGTGCTGATTGATGCCATTGCAAACATCATCTCATGGAACGTCTGGCAGATGGATGGGCTGAAAAAGACCGTGCCCGGCACAGATATTCCGTGCAAAATCAAAGACTGGAAAGCTGACAAAGAAATCCTGTTTAAGGATGTTGGGGAGGAAAAATAAAATGAGCAGTTCCGTAGAATATGCAAAATCAGAACTTGCACGTATTACAAAAGATGGAGACGGGTTGCAGGATGCAATCAATAAAAACATTCTTGATATTGTTGAACTTTTTGCAAGTCAAGGTCATAGCGGATTTACCGCTGGATATGCAATGTCTATTCTGGAACGACTTTTGCGTTTCAAGCCGATTACTCCGCTGACTGGCGAAGATGATGAATGGGTTAATGTGTCGGACGAAATGGGGCGAAAATGCTTCCAAAATAAACGATGCTCAAGCGTATTCAAGACCACTAATGCACAAGGTAACACGATTGAAGTACATGACATTGACGCAATCGCTTATTCCGACAATGGTGGTCTTACGTGGTTTACAAGTAGCCGCTTTCGCAAAAACGTTACGTTCCCTTATGAGCCACCTACGCACCCGGAAAAAATTTATATTGAATATACGGAAGATGTTCCGCTTGGCTGGTCTGGCGACAAGTATGAGATTATCACTGACGACAAGGAACGTATCGAAGCGTTGAGAACTAAGACGCAGAAGAAATTTGATGAAAAGGAGCACTAATGCAAACTGACAGAGGAATCTACCACAAGCGAGTGTGTGACCGCTGCGGAGCGGTTCTGGGCGGTAGGATGATGAACCCCGACGAATACTTCAAGGACTGGGCATGGCGCAGGGACACAGGCGACCTGTGCCCGGAGTGCTATGAGGAATATAAGCGAGTGATTGGGCGGTTCAATGCCAACAGAAGGAGAAAGAGAGGGCAGAGATAATGGACATTTACTGCACTAACGAACATTGCTCTTGCATGGGCATAAAGCAGTTCTCTGCTGGTAAGGCTATCCGATGTACGGCAGAATCCTGTAAGAACAAATCTGAGCCGTCCTGTGGCTCTTGCAAATGGTGCGCAGAGCCGGAGGGCGTATGTGTGAACGACCAGTCAGAACACGTTGCAGACTTCGTGTGGGACGAACGTGGATGCAAAGAATGGGAGAAGAAAGACGCGCGGAAGTAATGTAATCAGGCTGGGCAATGGCATTCTACTGGACAGCAAAGGGAAACTTTTATGCCAAACTGTGGACAAGTCCTGCTCAAACTGTAAATGGCACGACAGATTCTCGTGGGTCTGTTACAACGGTCTGTCTGAGTGCCGGGCTGATTTTACAGACCCGGACGATGTGTGCAAGGAATGGGAGATGAGAAAATGAGCTACGATATTTATCTATGCGACCATGTAACGCATAAACCGCTCAAAGCGGATAGTACGCATTTTATCGCTGGTGGTATGCGCGCTATGGGCGGTACAAAAGAACTGTGGCTCAACGTCACTTATAATTACGGTCACTTCTATTATCGACCGGAAGTATTCGGTGAGAACGGAATCCGCTCCATCTATGGTAAAACAGGCGCAGAGAGCATCCCGATGCTTGAAAAGGCTATTTCTACACTAGGTGACAATGTGGACGATAGCGACTACTGGCACGCCACAGAGGGCAACACTAAACGCGCCTTGTACGGTCTGCTTGCGTTTGCAAAGATGCGTCCTGACGGTGTGTGGGATGGAGATTGAAGGGAGAAGAATAGATGCTTGATACAGCATTAAATGCGGCGATAATCATTATTTGTGGTATAGCTGTAATTCTTTTAATCGTTCACGATATACCAGCAAAGCAAACGTCTATTTGCGACCGATGCAAGAACCTGTATTATAAGCGTTCCCCGAGAGATAAAGAATATTACAGATATGTTTGCAAAGTGCCGTTCAAAAAGCCGTTCGACATTCCTCCCGAATATTGCGCAAATTTTGAAGAAAGGGAAAATAATGGCTAACACTCTTTGGCATCCAGCAAGCGAACCGCCACGAGAGCGGACGCAGCCTTTGTTGCTTGCGACTAAGACAACGTGGCGTGATAAAGATGGAAAAATGTTGCAAGGAATCTCGCCGACAGCGTACTTTCTAGGCTGTTACGCAGACGGTCAGTTCTGGGATGAGATAGGCGAAAGACTGCCGAAAGATGTGACGGTGACGCATTGGATGGCGTTTCCGATGGTATGAGGTGATGAGTATGAGCAATTGGATTAGTGTCAAAGATAGATTGCCCGATGTTCCAAAAAACGATTTTGCCAGCGATTATGTTCTGGTTCACGACAAAAAAGCTGGTGACTGGGTAGCCTATTATGATGCAAACGGTGGTTGGTGTGAAGCAAGAGAGTGCATCCCATTCAAAAATGTTACACATTGGATGCCTATGCCTGAACCGCCTACGGAGGACTAAATATGGATGGATTTGAAGCATTAACAAAAGCGATGAACCAATGTGCTGCATCAGCTGAACATTTTGCAAATGCTGTCAGACAGTCCGAAACGCAGTGCGGTTACATCAAGCAGAAGCACAGCCGACCTGTATACCGTAAAGGCGCAAAGCTACATGAAGTTTTCAAACGAATTACGAAAACGAGAGAGGGGTTTAGAAAATGACAGAACTCAAGAGATGCCCGTTCTGCGGTGGAGAAGTGGCTATTGCAGAGACAGGAACTGACATAAAGAAGTGGATGTTTATTTCGAGAGCGCACGGAGAAAACAAATGCACTTGCCGTGTTTTTATGGAAAGTGGGGAGTATTGGCTTGATTGCTCCGAAAAGGATAAAGAAAGAATTAAGGCCGACCTCATCGAAGCATGGAACAAACGCTACAAAGAGGACTGAGTATGGACAAAAAACGAGACAGCTTTATATTCCAACGATACTACTTTGAAGCCATCTCCACACTCAAAAGTAAAGAGAAGTTGGAACTCTACGATGCAATCTGCGCATACGTTTTTGAAGAAAAAGACGCAACTTTGAACTCAAAAAAAGCAGAATCTTGTTTCATTTTGATTAAGCATCTGCTCGATGAAGAACGGAAAAGAAGCGATATTGCGTCAAAAGGATGGTATACACGAAAGTCAGCTCATCCTCATGTCATAAATGAGATGAAGGCCAGCTCATATATGAGTTCAAAGTCAAATGACAATGAACCCATTGTATCAGCTGATAGTCAGATGAACGTCAAGACCTTGCCGGAGAGTGCAGTCAAGAAGAAACCTGACATCTTCTCCGACTTTGCGCGTGGCGATAAAGCCCTGTTGGAATCCCTGCGAGAGTTCGCACAGATGCGTACAAGAATCAAAAAGCCTATGACAGACCGGGCAAAACAGATGCTCTGCAACAAGCTAGAAAAGTTTGATCGGCACGACTGGAAAGCCATACTTGACCAGAGCATCTATGCCGGATGGCAGGACATTTACGCATTGAAACAGGATGACCAGTATGAGCAAAGTACGGAGATGGAGTTTCCTAGACTATGACAATGGACGTTCAAACGGTATTTATCGGTGCGCTGATGCTCTGCAAGCCGGGCGTTGTGGATGAAATCATACCAGACCTTGAACTTGACTTGTTCAGACCTGAGCTGAGAGACGCTTTTGCGGCTGTTCAGGGCTATTGGACGGCTAGGGGTAAGATAGATATAGTCGAGATAAACACGCAGCATCCAGACGTAGCGCAGACGCTCTTGGCGTGTGTAAAAACCTGTGAATCAGAGTGTGTACGAATTGACAGGGAGCAGATGCAGCGTTGGGCACAGCTTATCAGAGAACAAGCTGCACTCACTCGTGTGCAAGGTCTGGCATTTCAGATGACCAGCGAGCTTACCGACTATTCTGATCTATCAGACATTTACCAGCAGATGGGCGAAGCAATGAGCTTGAAAGCTGAGGAAGAAGATGCGTGGACATACGAAGATGTGCTGAACGACTATGTGCTTCACATGGACGAGAAGCCTATGTACATCAAGACAGGCCTAGAACGTCTGGATGAAGCTCTGCACATCTCACCGGGTGATTTCATCATCATCGGCGGCAGACCGTCTGCGGGCAAGACCGCCCTGTCCTTGCAAATAGCAGCAAGCATGGCAAAGCAGGACTACGCCGTGTACTATTTCAGCCTAGAAACCAGCAAACGCAAGCTGGGCGCACGTCTGATGGCTAATCAAATATACTGCCCTCTGGACACGGTAAAAAATAAGGCGGTCAGCTTGAATGAGATTGACGGACAGGCAAAGAACATGAAGATGCCCTTATATATCCGCTCCGCTGCCGGAAAGAACGTGGCGTGGATGAAGGCTCAGGCTCTCCGTAAAAAGGCTCAAATCATCTTCGTAGACTATCTTCAACTCATTCACGAAACAGGTGCAAAGGACAGATATGCTGCCATTACAGCCATATCCATTGCCTTACACGAGCTGGCACAGACCACAGGCATTGTCGTGGTAGCTCTGGCACAGCTTAATCGAAACCCATCCAAGCCCGGAGCAACGCCTACTAATTCCGACTTGCGAGAGAGCGGACAGATTGAACAGGACGCAGATGCAATCATCCTTCTGTCCGGAGATAACCCCGACAAGTACCTGTTCCGGCTAAGCAAGAACAAGGAAGGCGAGATAGGCGACCTTCCCATTACGTTTAACAAGCAGATTCAACGGTTCCAAGAGTACACTTGGATGGATTGAAAGGAGAACGACTATGAAAAAGATTTTGACCGTATGTGTATCCGCTCTGGCTGGCATTATACTGATGACTGGATGCAACAAACAGGTGGTAGACCTGACGTATAGCTACTCATGGGCACAGCTGAAAATGCCTGATGGAACGATTGTCGAGGGCAAGCTGAATAGTTGGGACGATTACGAGGGCGACCAGCTTCAAGTAAAGATTGACGGCGTGACCTATCTGGTTCATTCGTCCAACGTGGTCTTGAGACATTGAAAGCGAATACGGAATCTAAGTGTATGGGCTGTCAGCAATGGCAGCCTTTTGTTTTTTGCCAACTCCACGAGAAAGCCTGTTTTAAGGCGTTTTGGATGCTAGGCGATAACTTTATCGACTTAACAGCGAAAACGCGCCACAGACGCTCGTAGAAGGCTCTCCGTTGATGCTGATGGTATATCTCAAACTAGACCACACAACCAGACTAATTCAGAAGCGTGGAGAACGGCTTTTCATGGTCAGACGTAAAAGTTATCGGGTCAGCCAGAAAAACGCGGCATACAGGCTCCTACACGCCTTTCCTGCGATGATAGTAGCCAAATGAGCGAATGCCAACGACTATTTGTCCGATCGCAGGGCTGATTGAGACAAAAAACGCTTCGACTATCACTTTCGAAAATAGCTTTCAAATTTTTGTCCCCTTTCCCCCTTGTTTCCTCTTCCCCCCTTTTGTCCCCCTCTTTCCCCTACAACCCCTATTACCCCCTATAATCCCCCTAACATCTTCCGTGCTCCCCCTTTCCCTCCCCGTGTGTTTAGCGCGTCCGCGGGCGTTATATGCGCGGGCGCGCGCGTTGACGGAGCCGGGTGTGCCACGATAGTTCAAAAGTGAATAAATAACAGTTATGCGAAATTGCAAACTGGTTCTTTTCCCCTACAACCTTCTATCTCCAAAAGCTATACTGTTAGCCAGCAGAGCAGACCGTAGGCGAGAACTGGCGTGAGGTTCTGGCTGGCGGATGGTCTGTGACTATTCCAGACATGGAGAATTGACTTCATTTTGTAGTCGGTTGGATATGTAGAAATGTTGCATGACTGTATGAGCGGTTGATTACAGATTGAAAGCGACTGACCAGCCGGATAGCCTTATTAGATAGTTAAAAGTATTGAGGTATTTGCCAAATTTGTAATCCTAGTTAGTTGGTATGATATGATTGCAGTTGCCGGAAATTAAATCGGAGAAGAACGAACCGAATCGGATGGTGCGACTATTCCAGCAGAATAATAGTTAAAAAGATTGAGCAATAGTCTGCGACTATTATAATAAGTACGATTGCTAAAAATTTTGAGGTAATGTGATTGGGATTAAAATTAACAGGTGTCTTGACAGCTATTGATTTTTGGAGTGGTCGGATGACTTAGCGACTATCGCACGTCTTTTTCTCTAAAAGGCGAACGACTATTTCACACAAAAAATACACGACTATTTGACGACGATTCGCGAGAAAATGCTAAGACTGTTACTCTACGACTATCAGCGAACTATTTGTTACTATACAATATATGGGACTTTCAAAAGTTGGTTATCTGACGACTTTGCGACTATTCCATAACTATTTTATTGGAGAAACTACGACTATTGGCTACGACTATTCCAGCTGGAACGCTACGACTATTGCTGACCTCTATTAGCTGTCGGGCGAAAGCCCGAAAAGAGTTGCGGCGAGAGCCGCCAATGGTTCCGCGCCGCCTCGCCGCGCCCCTGCTGCTGGACTGCCCCGCCGGGTGGAAGGTGCCAGGCTAATCCGGTGTGCCCTGGCTGCTGACCGGTGCCAGATCGCAAGCCGCCGGGCTGACCCGGTGCAGGTGGGGCGCTGACTCCTCAGCAGGTGCAGCACTTGCCAGCGATCCATACACGGTAGGAGCTGACCCCGCCGGGCTGGCATGGTCTGCGATGTGTTGCGCCGGGCTGGCATGGATCCATAACAGGCGGTGCGCCCCCCTGCACCCTTATATACATTATTATAATAGGCGGTCTGTGCTGACCTGTACAGCGTCCGGCGTGTCGGTGGTCTCTGGTATCAGTGGGGGCGCTGCGCTTGATGGTATGCCCTCCGGCGTTGCGCAGGCGGTGTATAGGCGGCTTGTGTGGCGGCTGTATTGTGTGCGCTGGAATGGGTCAAATTACCAGAAAAGCCCCTGTAAAGCCCTGTGCGCTGTTTTGCGGCGCTGGTGATATATAAACTGTATGGACGGCACAAAACGCGCTGTAGACGCTTGTATGGAGCTGTATTGCAGCAGGGCAAAATAAAAGCCCTGCACCCTCAGCAGGTGCAAGGCAAAAGAAAAGCCCCCGCCACGTGGGCGGGGTAGGAATGGAAAGCGGGTCAACGCTGTTTGCGCCAGATGTTATAATTTGTTGCGGTCATGATGGTATAGCCGCCACAGACCTTAACAACAACGTCTGCACTGGTTGCGGCCTTGTGTGCATAGTATCGAGTGGTATACAGTCCAGTCATAATATCAAAACTCTTATTGCTGCAAGTCATAATATAAGCCCTCCTTACTTAGACGCCTTAAACAAGGCGCTGAAAAACCAAAAAAGAAACAGGATAGCGGAAAATATCACTTGTCGCACCCCCTCATACCACGCTAAACCGCTTGTATGTCGTGCGCTTGCTGCACTCGGCGTAAATATCCGGGTGCGCGGCCTGCAAAAGCTTGCTATCAAGTCGGACGCTTTGCACGTCCTTGTAAATGGCCTTTGCAGTGCCCTGCACCATTTCCGGCGCACCGTGCATCATGTTAATAATTTCAGCCTTTACGGCGTCATTCATTGCTTCAAGCTCTTCAATTAACCGCTTGTTTTCGCGGTATGCGTTCACTTTTTCTTCAAATGTCGTCATTTTTTTATATCTCATTAGCTGTTGAGAAATGCGATCATAACGAGTGCGCCGGAGACCATGCCGCCAACATACCAGAGGGTAGCCCACTGGGCAAAGTCAAGAGTAATCATACGTTGCACACCTCCCGAACAAATTCCATCTGCAAGCTATGCAGGTGCTCCGCCAGCTCTTCAACGTTCCACAAATCCCGGCGCATTTCCCGCGCCCGCTTTTCGTAGCGGCTGACCGTTTCGCGGTCGGGCTTGATGCTACCAAAAGGACGGTACCCGGTGCAGATTGCAACGCCCGAGGTGATCGGGTAAATGTCCGCGTTCCATCCATACACGCCAGCGGTATAGGCGGCAGGGTCGTCCATGCACAGCATGTTTTGCGCATCGCAATAGCTCACTTGGATAATGGTCGGATACTGGGATTTAATATCCCGCATGGTTCTTTTTGCCTTCATGGTTTTGGCTCCTTGTTTTGGTGTTTCGTGATGTGGTTTATCAGATATGTCTTATCTTGATTCTATTATATCAGATATATCTTATATGTCAATACTTTTTGAGTAAAAATATAAGATTTTCCTGATTTATTTTTCTGGCACAAAATGGTAAAATTGTGCTGTCCATATCTGCACAGTTTCGGACACATTCCACGCCCTCCAGCGTTCCGCCGCCGTCCCGATCGCCCGGCGTGGCGGTCTGGTATCGAGTGCAGACCGGTGCAGCGTGTCCAGCGTCTGGGCGTGTGTGTTGTACCTTGCGTGGTCTGCCTTGCATCTGGTACGGTCTGCGCTGCTGCCTGTGATGTGCAGGCCGTCCGAGTGCGCTGGGGCTGGGGTCTCCACTGGCGGGGTATACGGGGAGCGCTGGGGGTGGGGTGGGTCATGCCCGCGATAAAATTTTTCAAAGAAAAAGGCCGTTTTCGGGGTTCCCCTTGCCAAAACCCACCCCTCCTTCACAAAACGAAACCTATCTGATTGTGCAAGTCTCCAAAAATTCTAAAAAATACAAAAAGACCCCTTTCGGAGCCTAGATTGTGCTATAATCAGCTAAAGGCAATACGCCAAAGAAAGGAAGAATCAAAAAATGAGAAAGCGAATTGTTGCTACGGTTTTGATAGCCACTCTGGCTTGTTTGTTCTTGATGGGCGCTGCGGCTCCTGCGAAGTCTCTTGACCTTACTGGCAACTGGGAAGAAAAAGACAAGGGCGACAGTTATCAGGCTGGTTATATCAAGGATGGTGAAATTGTCATCTACTGGGTATCTGATGGTGGCGATACAAAATCTCTGTATTGGGCTGGCTCTTATATAGCGCCTACTGATAATGCAGAGCCTTACACATGGAATTCTGAAAACGATAAGGAAAAAACCGGGTCCGCGTTACTTGCTTCTGGTGACGACACAAAGAAGTTCACTTATGAAAATGGTGAAATCACTTATAAAGCATCAGCTTTAGGCACAACGAAGAAAATGCACTTTGTGCGCACTGACACAAACTACTGTGACGAGGAAGAAGAGAAGAAGTAAAAATTAAAAGCCAGTAGCCGAAGAAGCCACTGGCTTTTATGAACGTTGGAGACTTGCCGTATGATAGTCATTATTGCAATCGTTATATTTTTTTATTTGATAGCAGTTCTATCAAGACGAAGTGATGAAGATGCGCTTGTAGATATTGATTTCTCAAAAATTGACGATATGGAAGGTTACCGATTTGAGTATTTTATCGCAAAAGTTCTCAGAAAAAACGGGTTCAAAAATGTTAATGTCACAAAAGCGAGCGGAGACTACGGAGTTGATATAACCGCGAATAAAGATAACAAGAAATGGGCGTTTCAATGCAAACGGTACAGTTCAAACTTGGGGTTGAAGCCGATTCAAGAGATTTACGCTGGCGCAAAGAAATATGAAGCAGATAAAGCTGTTGTGTTCACAAATGTTTATTTTACTCCAAATGCGCAAACGCTGGCTAAAACATTAAATGTTGAACTGTGGGACAGGGATACGCTTGCTGGAATGATAGGTAAAGACCCTGAAACAAAACAATCAATAGAAGCTGATATAGAAGAAGAGCAAACCGAGCCAGAACAACGACAAAGGAAAATTCGTGATAATGGAGTTCCTTTGAAGCTGCAAAAGAACCAAATCCCTGCTGGCGATTATGTTGTTGGCAAGGATATACCTGTTGGCGTGTACAATTTTAAGTGGGTGTTCGGGGCTGGTTCATTCCAAAAGTATAAAGAAGAAGGAAACACAACGCTTGGCGCTTGTACATATTTTGAACACGTTGGTGTTCAGTACGATTATGAATATAGTCAGCTTATCAATGTGAACTGTAAAGACGGTGAGTGGATTAAAATTAGTGGAAATTTGGTTCTTGGTATAGAAAAATCCGAAAAGCCTGTTATTGACCTATAACACAAAAGCCAGCGGCTAGATGCTCTCTAACTACTGGCTTTTTTATGGGCTATTTACGATTTAAGTGTTGGAAACATGATAGGATCGCTGACTTCTTCCTTTTCCCTGAGAATATCGAGCAAACAATCATTGTACCCCATTGAATAGCTGTCCTCGCAAAAATGTTGTACGGACGTTGCTAGTGCTACACTTACAACTTCTCTTGACCGCTTATCCTCTGGCATGATGATTTCTAATGCCTGATTAAGGATTTCATGGCTTTTTTCTAAAACGGCTTTGTGCTCTTCATTCTCAGCTTGTAGCCGAAACATTTCTTCCGAGCAGTCCATCAGCACGTCTCCATTCTAATTTGCTCACCAACAGGCAGATAGCCCGCTTCTTTAAGCTTGCTATAAATGAACTTCTGACCGGCTCTCGTCCAGCGGGTGACCTCTTTCGTCTTGCCGTTCGGCAGTTCGATCGGATGCCCGACAACGTATCCGTTGCCAAGATACTTCTTGTATGGAATCCACTGTTTGTTCACAGTATGTTGGATGCCAAGCCCTCTAAGAATCTGGTTCAGCTTTCGTGCGCTCATGCCGTAGTTCATGGCAATCTGCGTTGTAGTCAGGCTTTCATCGGAAAGCAGCATCGCCTTTGCATAGTCGGAATCAGGCTTCATCTTGGCGTTTTCTGCTTCCAAAGCCTTTACCTTCCTGCGCTCCGTATCGATAACACTGTTAGCGGCGATCAGAGCGCGGCTCAACAGCATCTCTGTCGATTCAGGCTCCGGGTTGGTAAGCTTCTGTTCCATCTGATTGAAAGCGTCAATGTACTTGAGTTTCCATTCAAGGGCTTCCTTGCCAGTAAAGCCAAACGTGAGTAAACTGAACCCATCCCGGTTCATGAGGTACATCGGATATTGTTTACCACGATTTTCAAACGTGGTTTCGTAGAACATGGATTTGGTGGCACAATTTTGTGCCGCCAGTTCTTCGATTGAACGCAAAACCGTTTTGTGCTCTTTACCGAAATGTTCTGCTACTTCACGGCTGGACACGACAACCTGTCCGTTTTCGCTGATAAGATTGATAGCATATTTAACCTTTTGTTCCATAAAAACTCCTATGGTTCTTGCGGAACAAGCCAATTCCTGCTATAATAAGGCTGGAACAGCTTGTTCCAGTGGTTTTGATGATACGTTCGCTTCTGTCGCCAAACTTCAGCGGACGTATCATTTTTCGTTTTCATTGGTGGAATCCATCGGATGCAGCGCAAAGAACGCTTCACGGAACGCAGCGGAGATGGAGACCCGGTTCTTGATGCAGTATTCCTGCAAGCTTGCAAACTGCCGCTCCGTCACGCTGATGGTAACGGTGTGGCCGTAACGCTCTGCGTAAGGACTACTCATACATATTCACCCCCTTTCGTTTTGCTGTGCAATAAGTGTAACTACAAAATATCTGAATGTCAATCAAAAATACACTAGATATTGTGTTCGCTAGTGTTGACATCAGATTTTGCCGTTCTTATTGGCCGCTCCCGCTTCGTACCCTGCCCGGTAGTTTAGTTCGGACAGCTTACCAAGTGCTTCTGCGTACTCCCTGTCCTCGCTGGTCGGTTCTTTTCCGTGGGCGAGGGTTTTCAGAAATTCTTCGGTTTTCGTGGGAAAGTTCATGTTTTTTGCTCCTAACTCTTGCGGAGAGCAGCCCTTTTTGGTATAATAGATTCCGAAAAGGGAGACTGCCCCCTTGGTGGTTGCAGGTTCTCGTTTCGTGATGTGGATAAGCTATCAGCGTAACTTTGGTCGGTGCAGCTGGTAGCTTATTTTTTATGCCTTGATGTTCTCAACGTAGGATGCTACCCACTCGATACCCATGCGGATAACATCAACCTTTGAGATGCCCAATGCTTTTGCGCTGCTTTCCATGCTTGCGATCTGGCTCTCTGTGAGCCGAGTGCTTATCATGTGCAGCTTATCACGTTCCGAGGTTTCTGCTCGTCTTGCCAAGCCTATCACCTCGCTTCCGCTGGAACAAGTATAAAGCGTGAAAATATGCTTGTCAAGACCCAAAGTTTTACGGAAATGAAGTTTGACAAAATTACTCCTTATTATAGAAAATTTTCTACCTGATTGTGATTAACTAAGTAAACACCCTTATACTACTCTAGTATGTATAAATACATACTAGAGTATATTTATATATAATATAAAGGGCGTTCATTGGGAAATTGTGGAAATATCAGAAATGTCTTGATTTTATAGGGTTCATCTGATATAATAGCATCAAGAAAGAGAGGATGCAAAAAATGAAAGCAGGAGAAGCAGTAAAAGAGGTTATGAGAAAAGAGGACATAAAACAAGCGGAGCTTTGCAGCAGGCTTAAAATTAAACAGCCAACTTTAAGCGAACGTCTTTCTCAAAAAAATATTAGCGTTAATAAGTTAAACGAAATGCTGAATATGATGGGCTATAAAATTGTAGTTGTCCCTCGTGATGCACAGTTCAAAAATTGCGAAGGCATAGACATAGAGTAAAGGACGGTGATTCTGAATGATTTACGGTTATGCTCGTGTCAGTTCCGCTGGACAGGCGATTGACGGCAACAGTCTTGAAGCTCAGTCGGAACTTCTGAAAGCTAACGGCGCACAGAAAATCTTTTCAGACGTTTACACCGGCACGAAGCTGCATCGACCGGAACTTGATAAGCTGATGGCTGAAATCCAGCCGGGTGACACGCTGATCGTGGCGAAACTTGACCGTATTGCTCGTTCTGCTAAGAATGGTCTTGAACTGATAGACCGGTTCATTGATAAGGGCGTTTCGGTGAACATTCTGAACATGGGGGTTATGAACAATTCCCCAACCGGCAAGGTTATTCGCACGGTGATGCTTGCATTTGCCGAGTTTGAGCGTGATATGATTGTTGAACGCACCAGAGAGGGCAAGAAGATTGCTAGTCAGCGCCCCGATTACAGGGAAGGCCGCAAGCCCACCGAGTATGATCGAAACCTTTTTGACGTTCTTCATGAGCAGGTGGAAAAGCGCATTCTCACGGTCACGGATGCTGCTAAGCAGCTTGGCGTAACCCGCCAGACATGGTATCGGATTGCTGAACAGAATAGGTGAATCTATGAAGAAAGGGCTTTACAAGCGCAGGACAACAGGTGAATGCCACTATTGCGATTATAGATGCCGAAAGGGTCACAGATGCTCGTGGTATAAGCGGTATGTGAAGAAAACCATCGGGTCTGGATTGAAGCGAACTTTTGGCATTGTTCGCAACCTAGAATAAAACCGAATGAGAAAGGGAAAGCGACATGAAAAATGTAAAATTGTCAGAGCAGAGTTTGAAACTCATTGAAACGCTGTGCGATTACACCGACAAGCCTGATATTCTCAACGCCGTTGCAGACGCCTTGTATTACGATACGGACGAGTTGAAACGCAGGCTCAACCAGCTTGCAGAAGAAGTCAAATAAATTACACAACCCATTTATTAAGATGTATTTTAGCAAATAATTTTCCGAAAACAGAATTATAAAACCGAATATTTGATTTTTGTGCAGTTGTAGGCACTCTTTACATTTTCAGGTAGGGGGTGCCTATTTTTTATGCAACCGAAGCAGTGTATCGCCATCATCGACAGCATCAAAGCGTATGCAAAGCAGAATCCGACCGAAGCACAGGTCTATGAGGACTGGTTTCAGGCGGTGGTGAACCTGAGAGATGCCCTGCCGCAAGACAAGCGGTTCGATGCCTACAAATACTCTGGTGAGCTGCGTTCTGTCTGCGCAGCCATGATGGGCAAGATGAAAACAGGCGAGGACGTGGCAAAGGTCTATGACATTATCGGCCGGACGTACCTGTTTGAAGCAAAAGATGTGTTCGACAGCTATTGCATCTACCTTGAATGGAATCGTGCGCCGGAAAAGAAGTTTTACCAGCCTAGACGCAGGGTTCTGAAAGTGCTGGCAGATGACCTTGAGGACTTGTTTTATAAGCGAATTGACTTCTTGGGAGTTAGTCTTCCCGCGCGTGTTGGTAAGCTTTTGAGCGATGATACGCCGATTCTTACACGAAACGGCTGGAAGAATCACGGCGATTTACAAGTCGGTGATGAAGTTATCAGCCCAAAAGGTCAGTTTGTGAAGGTGCTGGCAGTATCTCCGAAGAATTATGCAAATATCCGCTGCCATTTCTCTGACGGCACATACATTGACTGCCATGAAAACCACGAGTGGCCGGTCTTTAACCGCCATAAGAATGGATTTGATGTGGTCGAAACTAAGCGGATGATGGAGGATTATGTTACCGATACAAAAGATGGCATAAGATTCTGTTATCAGGTTCCGTTCAAAAATTTTGTTGAGGGAGAGTATAAAAAACTGCCCGTTGAGCCGTATACGTTGGGCGCTTGGCTTGGTGATGGTCGCAATCAGAACCCGGATATTTGCGAGCCGCCTTGTGATCGGGTGATTGTTGAACGTGTCATTAATGATGGATACCCTGTTAGCTGGCACACTGTTCATAAGGACACTGGCGTTGAGTATTACGGATTCTCTGGCTTGCGACAGGCACTTCAAAAAGGCGATATGTGCCATAGTCACCGCCGCTGCGTGAAGCACATCCCAGAAGAATACTTCACAGCCAGCATTGCACAGCGCATGGAATTGCTTGCTGGTCTGCTCGATACAGACGGTACGTTACGGGCAAAAGAGCATCGGTACGCTTTTTCCACCACAGAGCCGCAAATGAGAGATGATTTTGTCACGCTGGTTTCTACCTTTGGTTGGAGATGCAGCGTGGTTGAATATCCACCTCGTGTATCATCTAGTGGCATTAAAGGCAATCTGACAGTCTATTCCATTTCTTTTAATCCTACCTGCCCTATCCCTTGCGTTGTTCCTCGCAAACAGTTAAAAGAGTTCTCCAAACCTCGCCGTGTGGCATTTTGTGGGTTTGAGCGCATCGAGCCAAAGCAGGGCAACTGCATTCAGGTAGAAGGTGGCGTATACTGCGCTGGTAAGCGCCTGATTCCTACCCATAACAGCACATTGTGTATATTTTTCATTACATGGCTGATGGGCAACCGTCCTGACGTTGCATCAGTTATGAGCGGGCACTCTGACAAGCTGACAAATGGTTTCTACGGCGAAGTGCTGTCCATCATCACTGACCCTGTGACCTACAACTGGGGCAAAATCTTCCCTGACGTTCAGCTTGTGGACAAGAGCGCAAAAGATGAAAGCGTTGACCTGAACCGAAAGAAGCGCTTCCCCACCCTGACCTGTCGTTCCATCGGCGGCACGCTGACCGGTGCTGTTGAAATCGGTGAGGGTGGCGTTCTGTACAGCGATGACTTGATCGAGGACTTGGAGGAAAGCCTGAACGTTGAGCGTCTGAACAACAAGTACGATGCCTACTTGAACCAGCTGAAAGACCGCAAAAAGCAAGGCGCATTGGAGCTGATGGTCGGTACACGCTGGAACGTACTTGACCCTCTGGGGCGCATCCAAAACCAGTATGCGGACAACCCGAAGTACCGATTCCGTGTGATTCCTGCGGTGGATGAAAATGGACACAGCAACTTCAATTATGACTATGGCGTTGGATTTGACGATGCCTACTACGCAGACATGAAGGCCAGCATTGATGATGCAACATGGTGGGCAAAGTACATGGGCAAGCCCTATGTGCGTGAAGGTCTGCTGTTCCCTGCCGATGAACTGCGGTATTTCAACGGTGTTCTGCCTGACGGCGAGCCTGATCGCAAACTCATGGTCATGGATATTGCATGGGGCGGCGGTGACTTTACGGCTTGTCCTATCGCCTATGTGTACGGAGATGCTGTGTTCATCCCAGACCTTGTGTTCAATAACGGCGATAAGACCGTGACCAGACCGGAAGTTGTGGGCAAAATTATCCAGCACAAAATCAACGTGGTGCGTGGCGAAGCCAACAACGGCGGTGACGAATATTGTGACGTGGTAGACAGCCAGCTTCGGCAGCAGGGTTATCACTGCTCTGTCCGTAGCCAGCGTGCGCCAAGTGGCCAAAGCAAGCTGTCAAGAATCATCCAGTATGCGCCAGACATTAAACGGTTCTATTTTCTTGACGAGAAGCACCAGTCGAAAGAGTACAAGGCATTCATGGAACAGGTGACGATGTTCACGCAGCTTGGCAAAGTTCCGCACGATGATGCACCGGATAGTCTGGCACAGCTTGCAGATGAATTGTACAACGGAATCAGTAAAATTGAACCTGTCAAGAGGCCTTTTTGAGTAAAAACACAATATATTGTGTTCGCTGGGTCTATTTATTTGATTCCACCACTTGACAAGGCTTATAATGTACGCAGGAAGTTTTGCAGCTTCCCTTAAAGGAATAGCTTGCACGCGAGGTTTTGTCATTTTTACTCGCGTGCGTGTCAACAAGCATATTCCTCCTTTCACCGGTGGAGGTTTTCTCACTCTTTCGCCTTCACCGGACTTTATATGTTGCGGTCCCTGTTGGTTGGGAATGTCAGCCTGTCTCCCCCACGGCTGGCAAGCAACGGTTCGATTCCGTTACGCAGCACAACGATTCCTCAAGGATTGCATGGAAAAATTCTCCTTATGACAACCTCCCCCGTTATTCCCGGCTCTCGATGAAATGAGTTTCAGGCTATTTCTCATTTCAAAGAGCAACGGTAAATCAAGCCGGGTACATGACACAGAGTGGAGCAGTCTGGTAGCTCGTCGGGTTCATAACCCGAAGGTCGGTGGTTCAAATCCATCCTCTGTATCCATCAGCGATTTGCCCTAGATGGAGCAAATCGTGGCTCTCGACACCCGACAAGTCAGAGCCTAGCATGACTGGAAGTGCGAACAGTTTCCCAGTAGCTTCTGACAGGTCTGTGCTCAACAGCCTGTTTCCAGAAATCCAACGAAAGGAGCGCTCATGTTAGTTAGAATCTGTTGCCCTTGTATCCGGCAGAACCCTATCTATAAGAACGTCCGCTGCAACCGCTATCTTGGCGAAGTAGACGGACGATACCATTTCAAGTGCGACAGATGCAAGGGCGTTATTGAAGGAGACACAAGGGAAGGATGGGTGAAAATCATCCATCCACCGGAAAAATGAGGGAACGATGTTTGGCAAGAAGTTCAAAAAAGAAAAATTGAACGAATACCCATGCGATATTTACTTAAAAAATGCGCTACGCCTTATTCGTGCAAGAGATTTTGATTCTGCATATAGCGAAATCTGCTTTGCAATTATCAAGAGCGGCGGTTCATTAGAAGGCGATGATGCAAAATATTTTAAGAAGTTGCATAATTGAATAGCTTTTGAAGCGCAGTTTTGGCGCAGTGAGATAGACCTTAACAGGTTTGTCTTGCTGCGCTTTTTATTTTGCCAGAAAGGAGGAACACATGGCTAAGTATCAGATGGTTATTAACGGCTTCTTGAATGACCCGCTGACAGGGCGCAGACCGATTGAAACGCCGGAGACGGAAATCAATCGGGCGAACGTGCTGAAAGTGGTCATGGGCAAGGCAGAGCCTATTTATCTGCTGAACAAGAACGAGATTCGCTTTCTGCACAACTACTACTTGGGTAGCCAGCCTGTCCTCCACCGCACGAAGGAGTACCACGCTGAAATCACCAATCGCATTGTAGAGAACCATGCCAACGAGTGCGTGGGCTTCTACACAGGTTACATGAGCGGCACTCCCTGCTCTTATGTGCGGTCTGAAACGGCAACAGGTGACGGTGAGGAAATCGCACGTCTATCAAACGCCTTGCAGTATGAGGGCAAGGACGCGCTTGATCGGCGGCTCTGGCAGTGGATGTTGGAGTGCGGACAGGGATACCGCATTGTTCTTCCTGACAAGGGATACAACGGAAACTACCCGGACGAAACGCCCCTGTTGGTGGACGTTCCAGACCCGGATATGGCGTATGTGATTTACAACTCTGGCATCGGGCACAAGCCCATCGCCAACGTGCTGCACATCCCACGCAATTATCAGAATGACCTAAACGACCTGATTTGCGTGTATACGCCAAACCAGTACTTTGAAATCGACAACGGCAAGGTTACGAAATCGGAGAATCATTCTCTCGGAATGTTGCCGATGGTCGAATACAAGCTGAACCCGGAGCGAATGGGTCTGTTTGAACCTGCTATCCCTGTGTTGGATGCCATCAACGACCTTGAAAGCAACCGTCTGGACGGCGTGGCGCAGTTCATCCAGTCCATCATGGTGTTTACCAACTGCCTTGTGGACAAGGATGCTCTCGACCAAGTAAAAGAGCTTGGCGCAATGTGCCTGAAATCCACTTCTGGTCTGTCCGCTTCTGTATCGCAGATTGCAAACGAGCTTGACCAGCAGCAGAGCCAGACCTTGCTCGATTCCATGTTGAACGTGTATCGCAGTCTGACTGCTATGCCTAGTGCTACTGGCAGCGAGAATGCAACGTCCGACAACGTGGGCGCAGTCATCGTCCGAAACGGCTGGAATCACACCGAAGCAAGGGCGCAGCAGTACGAGAATATGTTCAAGTACGCTGAACGTCAGAGCTTGTCTGTGATGCTCAAAATCCTGCGTGACACGGCTGGTTCTAAGCTGATGGCAAGTGACATCAACATCAAACTGCCACGTCGTCAGTACGATAACCAGCAGAGCAAAGTTCAGATTTTTGCACAGATGATTCAGCAGCCGATTGACCCGCAGCTGGCGTTCACTACGCCCGGTCTATTCCCTGACCCGCAGGCTGCTTATGAAATGAGCAAGCCCTTCTTGATTGCCGCTGGAAAGCTGGGCGAGGATGGGAAAGCCCCGAAGTCGCAGAAACGGCCCGAAGATCATATTGCTGACAGCGGAAAAACGGTTGGCGAACAGACTAATGCAAAGGAAGGAGAGCAAAAATGAAGAAGCTGTTTATTTCCTGCCCGATGAAGAATCGGTCGGAAGAAAATATCCGGATGACGTTTGACCGTTTGCACAAGATTGCCGAAGCAGTGTACGGCGAAAGCCTTGACGTTATCCCAACCTATATCGAAGATAACCCGCCTAAGTGCAGAACTGAAGGGCTTTGGTATCTTGGCAAGAGCATCGAGCTCCTTTCGCAGGCTGATTATTTTATCGGTATTTGCGGTGATAATGCGTGGCTGTATAACGGCTGCACTGTGGAGACTGACGCTGCAAAGCTTTATGGGCTTCCGGTTTATCTTGTCCCTACAAATTTTTCTGCGCCTGATGTCACAAGCGCAGAAGCGGTTTATAACGCGGCAGGAGAACGAATCGATTAAAAATCAATCCGCATTAGCGGGCTGATATATTCCGGCAGGGAAGCCGGGATACAAATTTCGCAGCGTTGCAGGGAAGCAACGGTAAAAAAACGCAGGAGGAAATTAACGATATGAAACTCAATGTGTTGCTTGGTGATGCCTACAAAGAGGGCATGACCGCCGATGAAATCATTTCTGCGCTTGAAAAGGTTGCAGACCCTAGCGCAGAGGTCGAGAAGCTGCGCAACGCCGTGACGAAAGCCAATGGCGAAGCTGCTGAGTACAAGAAACAGCTCAAGGCAAAGCGTACCGATGATGAGAATGCCGCACAGGAACAGGCTGACAAGCTGGCAGAGATGCAGAAGCAGATTGAAGCCCTGACTGCCGACAAGGAAAATCTCGTCAAGGAAAAGACCCTTGCATCTTACCGCGAGAAGTTCGTTGCGCAGGGTTATGACGCTGAACTTGCCAACAAAGCTGCATCTGCACTGGCTGACGGTGACATGGACAAGGTGTTTAAGTTCCAGTCGGAATTTATGACCGCCCACGACACCGCATACAAGGCTTCTCTGCTGAAGGATATGCCCACACCTCCGGGTGCGGATGGCAATGGCGACGGCGCAGATAGCGCAGGCGTTGCCTTTGCTAAACGCTTTGCGAAGGAGCGTGCAGACGCAAACAAGGCATCGAGTGACGCAATGACTGCTTTCCATTAAGGAGGAAAACATGAAGTACACCAATACTCCGGTATCGGCTCCTGAAAGCACTATTCTGGCTGCTGATACCTACGTTGCCATTCCCTTTACCGTCAAGGAGACCAATGCTGTTCCGGCTGGCTATCCTATGGCAAAGACTGGCCTAAAAGCTGCTGCCACTACTGGCACCAGTGCTGCTGATGCAGCTACCGATGCCATTGGCATTCTGCTGCACACTGTTGACCCTGCCGTCAACCCCAATGGCGCACTGCTGATTCAGGGCGTTATTGATGTGGACAAGGCAAAGCTGTCTGGCTTTGACTATTCTGCAAACGATATTGCCGCTCTGAAAAAGGCTGTTCCCGCCGTTTTCTGCCGTACCGATGTTGGCGCAAAGAGCGAGTAAGGAGGACTAAATTATGGCACTGAATCTGAATGAAATCTTCTCCCCTGCTGCGATTGCCGCCTACTGGACGAATGACCCGACCAATGCGCAGCCCTATGCTTCTGATGCTCTGTTCCCCGCCCGTAAGAAGGTCAGCATGGAACTGAAGTGGCTGCGTGGTCACAAGGGCGTTGGCGTTTCGCTGAAGCCTAGCGTGTTTGACACTAAGGCTACGTTCCGTACTCGTCAGGGCATCAAGATGACCGAGACCAGTATGCCGTTCTTCCGTGAGGGCACTCACATTGACGAGGAAGACCGCCGCAAGATTATCTCTGTTCTGGCTACCAATCAGGAGTTTGCGGCAGACGTTATCAATCGTGTCTACGATGATACCGCACAGCTTATTACCGGTGCTCGCATTGTGCCTGAGCGAATGGTGTGGCAGCTTCTGGCTCCTAAGACTGGCAAGCCCGGCATCTCCATCGAATCTAACGGCGTGAGTTACGTCTACGATTACGACCCTGACGGCACTTGGCAGCAGTCCAATTACAAGGCTCTGGCTACCAAGGAGAAGTGGGATGCTCCTACTACTGCAACCCCCATCGCCACGATGACCACTGCCGCAAACACCGTGCTGGCAAACACTGGTGAGATTATCACCGATGCCTACATGAACACCAACACTTTCCACAAGATGATTGCTGCGGATGAAATCAAGAACCGGTTCCTGACGGTTATGAAGACCGCCACCGCTGTGCTGGTTGATTCCGAAGCACGTTCCGTTGTCGAAAGCGCTTCCGGCATCCGCATTCATCTGTACGACAAGATGTACAAGCCGGAGGAAACTGCAGCTGCTGAGAAGTATCTGCCTGATGGCTATGTTGTGCTGGCTCCTTCCGGCTCTCTGGGCAATATGTACTATGTTGCCACCCCTGAGGAAGCCGACCTGATGGCCGGAATCTCCAACGCACAGGTTTCCGTTGTGAACACTGGCGTTGCTGTTACCACCGAGCAGACCGTGCATCCTGTCAACACCAACATCTACGTCTCCGAAATCGTCCTGCCGTCCTTTGAGCGTATGGACGCTGTGTACTGCATCAAGGCTTACTAAGGAGAAAGGAGGAAAGCAGCATGGGAGACCAGTATTCCGAAGCGGCAGTCAAGCTGGGGCAGTACATCGCCCCTGCACTTGACCGTGAAATCACGGACGAGGACTACCCACTCTTCGACCTGCTGCTTGATTTCGCCAAAGACAAGATATTTGCGCAGGGCTACCCTTTCGGCAACAGACCGGACGAGTTGCCCTTGCAGTATCAGTCGTTGCAGATACGCATTGCAGCGGAACTGTACAACCACATCGGTGCAAACGGACAGACGAGCTATACCAACAATGGTATTACTCGTGTGTGGGAAAGTTCCGATGTGGCGCAGTCCCTGCTGAATGAAGTGGTTCCGAGAGTAGGTGTTATCGGCTGATGTTCAATGGTAGCCCGCTGGACAAGCGCCCGCTGTGGTACTCAAACCCGGTCGGCGAGAAAACGCCTGTTGTGGACGAGTGGGGAAACGAAACCGGCGAATCCGCATACGAATCGTGGAGTGCCCCCGCAAAGCTGATGCTGAACGTCAGCCCGCCTACTGGCACTGCGGAAGCAAACCCTTTCGGCGCGTTCACGGATTACAGCTACGTTGTCAGTTCGTCCAGCAGAAAGCATAACACACCACTTTATGAAGGTACGCACGTCTGGTTTCAGACGGACGTTTCAAAGCCCTTCAATTACATTGTGGTCAAGGTCGCAGAGCATATTACAGACACAAAGTATGCGCTGAAAGAGGTGGCTGCAAGTGAAAATTAAAGTGAGGTTGAGCGATGCCGGACTTCGTGATGCGGAACGTCAGATACAGGAGTACAAGACCACCCTGAACAAGAAAGCTAGAGCACTTGCTTTTCGCCTTTCTTGGCTTGGGCTTGAAGTCGCAAAGATACGCTTCGAGAACGCCGAATACGCTGGCTCTAACGATGTGAAGTGCCATATCAATCAGAAAGACAAGACTTGTACCATCGTTGCAGAGGGCAAGTCAGTTGCCTTTATCGAGTTTGGTACTGGCATACATCACAACGGATATGGCGGTGAGTTGCCGCCCGGTGTTGGTGCGCATGGCTCCTACGGCAAAGGACAAGGCGCAAACCGCAGATGGTACTACTACGGCGAATCTGGCAATGCTGGCACGCCTGTCAAACAGGTGGATGGAAAAGGCCAGTTGAATTACACCGATGGCAACGAGCCAGCTATGGCTATGTGGGGAGCTGTTGAAGAAATGGCTTCTCAAGTCGAAGCAACGTGGAGGGAGGTTTGGAATAGTTGATTGATTATTTCAATTCTATCTTCACGGCTGTTGCTAAGGAACTGCGAAAGCAAGTGCCCGGCATCTTTGTCACTGGTGAAATCAATGACAGCAACGTCAAGAAGTTTCCGTGTGTGCAGATAGAGGAAAACAGCAATCTTCCTGTACACATTGATTCTGCTGGTCACAGCAAGTACGCTGCCGTTTCCCTGCGTGTGCGGGTCTACTCCAATAAGGACACCGGGCGCATTGCAGAAGCACGTTCCATCGTTGACATCGTGGATTCTGTTCTTGAACCGCTTAAATTTTATCGCAAGTCGTTTGCCCCGTTGAATGGGCTGTACAACAATTCCGTCTATCGGATTGATTGCAGCTACGGGGCAACAATCGGAGAGGACGGAATGATTTACCGAAACTAAGGAGGTAAACATTCTATGAGTACTGCTATCTCCGGTCTGAATACCACCCTGTATTGTGGCGACAGCGCAACCGCTCTGACGAAGCTGTGCGACATCAAGGATGTGCCCGACCTGATCTCCGAGCCGAACCTGCTGGATGCCACCACCTTGTCTGACCCTATGCAGGTCAACATCTTTGGCATCATCCAGAGCGACACCAAGTCCTTCACTGCCAACTACAACAAGGCTGACTACAAGAAGGTCAAGGAAGCTGGCTACGATGAGACTTCCGAGAGCAACACCGTGAAGTATTACGCCCTGAAGATGCAGGACGGCTCCGGCTTCACTTGGCAGGGTATGCATCAGGTTGGCTTGTCTGGCTTTGGCGTGGACGAGGTTGTGGAAATGACCATCAACTGCATCTTCACCAAGAAGCCTGAGTTCAGCGAGACCCTGACTGTCAACGGCGGCTAAACCGCAAAATCGAATCAATCAAACTGGGCAGAACTGAACAACGGATTTGGTTCTGCCTCTATTTATAAAGGAGAGCATTTATTATGGCTGCTAAGGTTATCAACTTTCATTCCCCCGATGGCAAGAACACTTACGAGCTGACCTTCACCCGTGACAGCGTGGAAGCCACCGAACGTGCAGGTTTTCAGATTGGCCAGTACACCCAGATGACCAATCTGCTGTCTAACTCCCGTGCCCTGTTCTACGGTGCTTTCATTGCACGGAACAAGGGCATCAAGCGCAAGGTCGTTGATGAGATGTTCCAGCACATTGAGGATAAGGAAGACCTGATGGGCATTCTGCTTGAGATGTTCATGGACGCTTCCAAGTCTCTTCTGGCAACTGACACTGAGGACAAGACCGCAAAAAACGCAACGTGGGAGATTGTGTAACCGCACAATCTCAGGAACCAGACGGAGAGGAAGAATCGTTTTCCTTCTCCAAGCTGTTCCACGATGTAGAAGCCTATTACATCTCTATCGGTATGACCTACGAGCAGTTCTGGCACGGCGATGTCTGGCTGGCTAAGGTATACCGTGACGCAGAGGAGCTGCGAGAACGCAGAGCCAATGCAGAAGCATGGAGAAACGGTTTTTACATGGCATCTGCGCTTTCCTCTACGGTTGGCAATATGTTCCGAAAGAAAGGGTCTAAGCCTATCAAGTACATGGATAGACCGATTCCCCTCACTCAAAAGGAGAAAGAAGAGTATGAATACCAACGTGCTGCGGAAGCACAGGAGCGAATCAAACGTATGATGTTCTCCATGATGGAGCAAAAGGATGGTGGTAGTGATGGCTGATGTTGATATTACGAGCTTATCCGTAGAGATTTCTGCGGAATCGCAGGGTGCAGAGCTTAATATCGACAAGCTCGCTACCGCCATTTCTAATTTGCGAACAAAAGGAAATGTCACGAAGGTTGTAAACAGCCTTGACAAGCTGGCCGGTTCCATTGCAACGCTGAAACAGGCATCCGCTGGAATGTCCGGGCTGGACAAAATCACCGGCTTTCTGAATGGGCTTTCCAATGTCAACACGACCGCAAGCACAAAGAGCATCAACACGGTCGTGAATGCAATCAAAAAGATTCCTGCGGCTGTGTCTGGCTTGAACGGCGTGGACTTTTACTCCATGTCTGGAAGCATTACTCAGCTCACTAACTCTTTGGCCCCGCTGTCCATTCTGGACGCATCGAACCTTAAAGCTCTTGGTAGCGCTTTCAACGCGATCGGGAAGGTTCCCGACTTGACTGACAAGCTGAAAACGACAGACCTTGATTCTTTTGCAAGCTCTTGTCAGAAGATTTCTACCGCTCTTACTCCCCTTGCATCTCAGCTTGACAAGGTGGGCAATGCGTTTGCAAAGCTCCCTCCACAGTTGAGCAAGGTTGTGACACAGGCTAACCGTGTGACCGCTGCTAACGAAAAGCAGCGCAAGAGCTATCTCAGTCTATCCAATCAGATGAACGGCTTTATGCGAAACATGGCAAAGCTGGTCTCGCTGAAAGCTATCGCTGAGTATCTTGGCAACGCTGTTGCGAAGTTTAATGACTTTTACGAAGCAACAGACCTGTTCCATAATGCTATGGGCAATTTGAGCGGTGAAGCTGATACGCTAATTAGCAAGATGCAAGGCTTGCTTGGCGTTGACCCGACCAAAGCGATGACCTACATGGCTACCATCCAGAGCTTGGGAACTTCGTTTGGTTTGGCAAGCGATAAAGCATACGTTCTGTCCAAGAACCTGACCCAACTTGCCTATGACGAGGCATCCTACTGGAACAAAAATGTTGCAGAAACCTTTACCGCAATGTCTTCCGCAATCTCTGGTGAGATTGAACCTATTCGCCGTTTGGGCGTTGACTTGTCTCAGGCGCGGTTACAGCAGGAGCTTCTTGCTTTGGGCTTTAACAAGCAGGTTTCTAGTCTGTCTCAGGCAGATAAGGCGGTTCTGCGTTACATTGCCATTATGAAGCAGACTGCCAATGTGCAGGGAAACCTTGCACAGACCATCCAAAGCCCTGCGAACCAGATTAAGATTCTGAAAGCGCAGTTGGATATGCTGGCAAAGTCTGTTGGCTCTCTGCTCTACCCTGCCATGAAATCCATTCTTCCCCCGCTGGTTGCCGCCGTACAGCTCATTCGAGAGTTTGTTGAATGGGTGGCAAAGCTGATGGGTGTGAAGGTCGTGTTCACTGATTTTACCAAGAGCGCTGATAGCGTTGACGGTATCGGTGACGCAATGGATGATACGGCAGACTCCACCAAGAAAGCCGCCAAAGCCCTCAAGGACTATACGATGGGCTTTGATGAACTGAACATCATTGACCCCACACAGGGAAGCTCCGGCTCTGGCAGCGGCGCATCTGCTGGCAACATCTTGGGCGATGTAGACCTGTCTGGCTACGATATGTTCAAGCAGTACAACGAAGAGTTCGCAAAGCAGATTGACGCTATCAAGCAGAAAATCAAAGATATGCTACCGATTATTGGTGCTATCACTGCCGCACTTGCGTTGTGGAAAATTGTTGATTTTCTGACGGACATTGCGACAGCAATTTCCAAGATGACAGAATTGCAAAAGTTGGCCCTTTCGATTGCAACAGTTGTTGTCGAAGCGTCGTTAGTATTCAGTTTTGCAAAAGGCTACGCATCTAGTGGAAATCCTCTTGAGCTTTTAGGCGAAGTGGTGTCTGCTGCGTTTGGCTCTTTTGTTCTTTGGCGCACAATGGGCGCAGATGGCATTACGCTTGGCATGGGCATCGCTTTTGTGGCAAGCCTTGCAGGCCTTACTTATGCGCTTGGCACCGGCGAAGCCAATCTTGGCGATGCAAGCACATGGATTCAGGCTGCTTTAACAACGGCATTCGGTTCTATTACTGGTATCACACTGCTCACCAATCTTGGAGCAGCCGCTGGCACAGCCGCAACGCTTTCTATCGGTCTTGCAGGTCTTATTACCTTTGCGGGAATTACATTCTCGCTTGGCGAAAAGCTGAAAGAATTTCCCGTTCTTGACACTATCATTACTGTTCTGATGGGGATTTTTGGCGGCGTTGCTGGTGCTGGCGTTGCATTACTTGTTGGTGCAAGTCTTCCTGTTGCTGGAGCCGTTGCTGCTGCTGGTGTCGGTATTGGCCTTGTTCTTCACTGGGCTGGTATCAAATGGGGTGCTAAAGAGAGCGGTGAAAAAACAGATGCTGCCGCAGAAGCCGACATTAAAATGCATTATGTCGAAAATGTTTTTGAGCAGCGCATTGAAGCCATCAAGCAAATTATCGTTACCAAGTGGAATGCGGCCATTGATTTTATGGCTTCTCTTCCCGGAAAGGTTGGAGATGTCATAAATAGCATTGGCGAGTGGTTCGGCTCTCTTCCTGAAAAAATCGGCTATGCCCTTGGCTTTGCCGTCGGCAAAATCGGGGAGTGGGTCGGAAACATGGTCGTTACTGTAACAACCGAAGTTCCAAAAATCGTTTCGTCTGTTGTTAAGTTTTTTGAAGAACTTCCGGGAAATATTTGGACTGCAATCCTAAAGACTCTTGACACTATTTCCGAATGGCGAGAGAGAATGGTGGCTTTCGTTGTTGTTGAAACTCCAAAAATCATTTCGTCTATTGTCGGGGAGTTCAAAAAGCTTCCTGACGAATTAAGAAAACTTGGCAAATTTATCTGGGATGGCCTAATCAACGGTCTAAAAGATGCGTGGAGTACCGTTACAAATGGCATCAAGAGTTTCACCGATGGTTTTGTCAATGGCTTCAAGGACGCTCTCGGCATCCACTCCCCTTCTACTGTGTTTGCGGAGATTGGCGGTTACATCGTTCAAGGCCTTGCAAACGGTATCACTGGCTCTCTCGGTTATGTTAACGATGCTATGAATAAACTCGTAGACGCCACCAAGCTCAAGGGCGAAGAGATGGCGAACTATGGCATTGACTGCGGCACAAGCTACGTCAACGGCATCATTTCCGGGCTAGACTCTAAGTGGGCCGAACTCGATAACAACCTCAAGACCGACTTCTTCGGCACGGCGCAAACTTTCATTCAGGCCGCGCAGAGCGGCGATTGGAAAACAGTCGGCACTACTATTGCCGCTGGCATTTGGGGCGCTATGGGTGATGAGCAGCGTAAACGCGCCAAGTCCGTTGCAAGCGACCTTGTAAGCAGACTAAGCAAAGAATTGAAAAGCCAAGCTTCTTCTCTGCTAAACACCGCTGCTACCATTGGGAAAAATCTGGTGAACAATCTGACCCAAAACTTTGGAAAGGTTTCCACTGAAACTCAGACGATGCTTTCCGGCATTACGCAGGCTTTCGGAAACGTGAAGTCTCCTCTCGCAACGGCAGCTAAAGCCATCAGTGCGGCGCTCTCTGGTGGTTTACTCAGCTCTTTCCCGACGATTTTTGCCGGGTTTGCAAGTCTGGTAAGCACCATCGGAACCGCAGTGGCAGGAATGCTTTCTGCTGTGGGTGCTGCCCTCAGTGCTACGATTTTTGGCATTCCAGCTGGCATCGTGGCCCTTGCCGCCGCCGCAACCCTTGGAGTTGCGATTGCTGGCATCGTGTCGAAACTTGGCGGCAGCCGGTCTACCGGCAGTTACAGCGATACATCTCAGTACGTCGGAAGCTCCAGCTATAATTCCTCGACGTCTAGCTCTTCTTACAGCGGAACTTATTCTGCGGCCGGAGGAAACTCCGAAGAGATGAGAGATGCTGTGTACAACGGCTGCTACAACGCATTCCTCGACATCTGGCAACGGTATGGAGAGGAAATCTCTGATGGAAGAGATATAAGAGTGTACCTTGACGGCAAGCAGCTCACCGCTTCTGTTGAAAAGACCCAGAAAGAACGTGGTGTGTCTATTATGGGTACTGAAGTTTATTCCTATTAAGAAAGGATGGTTCAGATGTCCAATATTCCTGCACTGGTTACGGTGAATGGCGTAGAGCTACCGGAACCCTCCTCTTATGAGGGAACGACTAGCACTATCGTGGACTCTGGCCGAAATGTTCAGGGCAAAGTTGTTGGTTCTGTCGTTCGGCATGATGTAGCAAAGGTCTCCATGTCATGGAACTACCTCACCGCGCGGCAGTGGGCCGACATCTTGAGCCTTTTTACCACGAATTTTTACTGCACTGTTAAATTCTATAACCAAGCCACAGCCGGTTATACCACCCGTCAGATGTATGTCTCCGACCGCACCGGCGGCATGTGGCGTAGAGGGCCGAAAACCGGTGGCGTGATGGGATGGACAGGGTGCAAACTTTCTCTTGTGGAGGTATGACACATGGTTGAAGTCTCCGATAAGTGGAAAGAAAAATTTAACGAGACCCTCGTCCCGGAATCTTTTGTAGAGATTACCTGTGGAATCACTGAGCCGGGCATCAATAAAAAGGCTACCGTTGTCACGTCATCGGCAGCCCCGTTCTCTACCTTTCATAATATTACACTTTCTGACAACGCTTCTGTTTCGAGGTATTCCACAGGAGAACCCAATCTCACTGTTCTTGATGGAAGCTGTAGCATCGTCCCTTCTTCTCCTCCGTATGGAACTACTGGTTTTTTGAGTGCCGAGATTTTTGACGATTCAAACCATCCTGTTATCCGGCTTGAACTTCCAAGTGAAAACAAGTCCTCCGTTCCTGGCGTTTCGATTTGCTGGTCTACAGTATTCGGGGAGTACGCCACGGATTTTTCGGTCAGCGCATACCTTGGAACTAGCAAGCTAAAAACTGTGACCGTGAACGGAAACAAATCCGTCCGTTCCGATGTTGAGGCTGAACTTTCCGGGTTTGATGCCATAGAGATTGAAGTTCTAAAGTGGTGTCTCCCCGACCGAAGAGTAAGGGTCGAGCAAGTGAAAATCGGAAGGTATCTGGTGTTTGACAAGACCAAAATCTTGTCCTACAGCCATTCTTCCGCAAGAGACCCTATCTCCGGGCAGCTTTCTCAGGAGTCGATTTCCTTTAGCCTCGACAACAGCGACCGCACATGGGACTCCGTAAACCCTCAAGGGATTTACAAGTACATCTATGAGCGCCAGCCTGTCACTGTTCGTTATGGAATGGATGTTGACGGAAAGACCGAATGGGTGAGCGGAGGGATGTTCTTCCTGTCGGAGTGGAGCGTCCCTGCCAACAGTATTGAGGCGTCCTTTCAGGCGCGAGACGCTTTCCTGTATCTATCCAGCACGAAGTACACCGGAAGAAAATACGGCACGCTCTATGAGATGTGCTACGATGCCTTGGAGCTGTTGGAAGCGGATGAAATTACCTTCGATATTTCGGATGAACTGAAAGATTACTCCACCGACATTACAAGCGATGAGTCTACTTATCACAATTCCGATATTTTGCAGCTTGCGGCAAACGCTGCTGGAATGGCTTTGTACCAGACTCGTGATGGCGTGATAAAAATTAACAGAGTCTACGGAGCCGATACCTCCAATCCCGTGTTGGACATTCCAGTACTGAACAATTATTCTTGGCCGGAAATCACCTTTGCTCAAAATATGCTCAACGTGGTGACCACCGCAGGTGGCGTTACCTACGCTTATCCCGAAAGCCCTTCGGGCAAAGGCGTCAGCCAGACTTTGAGCAATGTTATGCTCACAAAGGACATCCTTGCAAAATCCAGGAATGCCCTTACAGAGTCTTATGGAGTCCTTTCCAACCGCCGCAAGGCTTCTCTCACATATCGGGCAAGCCCTACTATTGATGCTCTTGATATGGTAAAGATTCACCATCAGTTCAATTACGATGCTGTCTTGCTGGCGACCAATGTAAAGTACACTTTCAATGGGTGTTTCAAAGGTACTGTAGAGGGGTACATGATGGCAGATGCTCAGGCTATGTCTCTTGACCATACCAGCGAACAACTTGGCTGGGGCGAGTCCGTTATTTTGTCTGCCACCCTCTCCCCTGCTTCTATTGACTCTCCTAAAATCAACTGGGCAGCTTCTCCCGAAGGAATCGTTTCCCTTCACGTTCTAACAAATGCAGAAGGAAAATCTACCTGCCAAGTCAAGTGGAATTCTCCGGGTAAGGCTGTTGTCACAGCCTCAGCAGGTGGCGTCTCCGCAGAATGCTCCTTCGCTACGGCGGCGTACAATCTGTTTGATGTTGCAGAGGGCGGCACCGTCCTTATGGATGAAGGCAGTAGCGTGGCCGAGTTCATCGTTGCAAAGCATGACTACGAAAGCGAGCTGAACGGAGCCGGGAGAACTCTTCTGGTTCGAAAACACTATGCGGCTATCATGGCTTGGAGCTCTACATGGTCTACTTACGCCAGCAGCAGCGTAAACAGCTGGCTCAACGGAGAGTACTTCAACTCGTTCAGCTCCGCCCAGAAGCAAGCTATTGATAAGACGACCATCTATTATACTCCCGGTTTTTCTGACTCTTATTGCAATTCTGGCAGTAGCAAAGTGACTACGATGGCAAAAAGCATTTTTCTGCTTTCTCACCACGAGTTTGGATACGACACGGAAGGCTCTGATGCTCCGAATTGGACAACTAGCAGCCCGAGCTATAAGCACAACGAGGGCACTCCCCTGCAAAATGCATCTGGAATCCTGAAAACGATGCTTGCCTCTGACATGGAGGGCTCCAGCAGAGGACGATCTATTTGGACGAGAACTCCTTACCTGTACTCGCTTCAGATGCTTCGTGATATTGCTGGCACAAGTTCAAGCGCCAACAAGTACTGGCGACCTCTGTTGGTCAGCAAACTTGTAAATGCATACGCCGTGTATGATTCTACGTTACAAGTGAATACCAACGCAGAGACGATTTCTTACGCTACGAATGACGATTCCCCCCGTAAGTATGATAATGTTGTTCACCCTGCATTTACCGTCCCAAAGTCTCTCGCTATTGACGCTGAAGGCAAACTGATTTTTTAAGAGGTGAAATATGGCAACATGGATTACAGACCGCACACAAGCGGATATTGACCGCGTAAAAGAAATCGCTGTCAAAGCCAGAACCGGCATATGGACAGAAGAAGAACAACAAGAATGGGCTGCTGGCATGAAAGGCGCACTCAGCTACACCGATTACAACCGCATCGAAAACGGAATCAAGGAACTTGCCGAAATCGTTGGCGCACTTTATTCTGCAAGGATTGTACAGCAAAACATTCAAGTTGTTACTGCGAAAAATGAAAGCGGCGACATTCCCGCGTGGGACACTTATCCCGCCAAGTACGAGTTCTTTATGCCGCTGACTGCCA